TCTTTAACCTTCCTTACAAGCTGAAAAACACCCCGCCACTCCGGGGTGTTTTTCTTTTCGTTCCACAAGGCTGCCGGTACTTCGCTTTCCACGTTAGTGGTGCGGTTGCGGATAACTACAAAGGGTTCCATTGTTACCCTTTTTTAAGGTTTGCCACTTCGGGCGGGGTGGCAACGATCTGCCGCCAGCCGTCCTGGTTGTTGTTGCCGTTCATGCGCTGCCAGGTAAGTGCGGTAAACACCTGTTCCTGGTTGCCTTTGCGGGCCTTTACGTAACCTTCGCCGTACTTCTTTACCAGGCTTTCGTGGTCGTCTGCCTGGGCCATCTTCGCCGTTTCTGCCTGGCTGTCCTTTTTACGGTAGCCTTCCAGGAACGTGGCTATGGCGTCGATTTCTTCCTGGTTCTGTACAGGGTTGGCCTGCAAATAATCCGGGATAGTAAACGGCGCGTTCGGATGCGGCGCCACGCGTGCGGTGTTTTCCGCTTTGATCGCGTCGGCCTTTTGGTCGTCCGTCAACTGGTCCGCAGCTTTGGCCGCTTCCAGGTTGCTGCCTGGTAACTGTTCGCCCTGCGCTACCGGTCCGGTGGTCTTTTCTTCGGTGCCTGGGATATCCGTACCTGGCTGGCCCTGGGCCTGGTCGCCCAGCTTCGTGGCTTCGTCTTTTACGGCTTCCTGGTTAACCTTGTTTTCGCCGGTACCTTCGGCTGCAGTCTGCGTGCCTGCTTTCGCGGCTTCGTTCAAAATGTCCGCTTCCAGGCTCTTGTCCTTTGGTGCGGTGTTCGTGGCTTTTGCCATTGCTTTAAAGTTTTGTGATTAGAAAATATGAACCAATAAGCAACGATACCAGCAAAAACAGTTCCTTATAACCTCCATTAGCGCCCAGCACCCGACGAACCGCCACGTCCAGGGGTTGGTCCCCTTCAATGGCTTTAATAGGCCTTTTCCTAAACAGCTTTAACGCATATTCAAATAATACGCGCCGGTTAACCAGTAGCGAAAACACAACCGGCACGGCTGCCCAGGTGAACCCCACGGCCAGGATGGAAACACCGGTTACCAGGGCAACAACGCCCAGGTAATAAATGGCGCTCCACCTATGCTCCCGGCGGTTCAGGTCCGCATAGTTCGGCAGGGCTGGGTTCTTTAAGGCTATAACGATGCTTTCCAGCTTTGCCTCGATAACGTTGATAATTGAAAACAGGATGAAAATAAGCAGGTACATAGGGTTACTTTTTGGGAAACAGGGCGTCCAGGTTGTCGCGGGCCGCCTCGAATTGTTCAGGGGTAAGGGTCGTAATGTAGTCGATCGCGCCGTGCCGTAGCACAAAGCCCAGGAAGATAAGCAGCGCCCCGCCCAGCCAGGCTACCATGATCGGCACCCAACTGCCCTGCTTAACCTCTTTTTCCACGTATGTAATGTAACCATACGTACCGCCCGCGGCCACAATAAAGCCCAGGATAACCAGGAACCAGTTACCGGCCCAGTAGTCTGCCCACTTTTTTGCGGGCGACGCCTCCACGCTGTACGTTTCGGGTGCAGGCTCATAACCCGCGCGTAAAACTTCCGGGTGGTGGACCACTTCGGGCGTGTGGTCAACATTCACCAGGATAATGGATAAGCCGAAAAAGAACACCGGAACAAGCGTTAAAAGTAAACGGTTGTTCTTAAACCATTTGTCTGTGCTGTTTGCCATAGCGTGTAAAAATTTTGTTGTTAAAAGATTTCCAAAAGTAGGGAAAAACTTTACTTATTGCGAAGTTCCGGGCGCAGGGCGAAGGCAACGGCTTCGGGTATCCAGTTCAGGTGGTGGCGGCAGCCATAGCCGCCCAGGTCAGTGAACGGGTTATAATTCGGCGGCTTTGCTTCCGGCGGGTCAAAGTCCGCAATTTCTTTCTTTGTGAACACTTTGCCGTTCCGATCGCGGCAGAACTTCCGGCTGGTCTTTATTAGGCCGCCTTCGTATATCGCATATTCAAAGCCCAATTTGTCCGCGAATATCTTCGCCTGGGTTCGGTCCACCTGGCTAAAGGTATCGTAAACGAAGTTTCGGTAATACTGCTGCAATGCCCCGGCCTTTTGCGGGTTGCCTGCAATGTAGTTTTTCAGGTCTTTTTTAACCTCGAAAAACCCCTTTTGCGAAACTACCGACTTAAACACGCTGTCCCGTACCGTGTTCCGTATGGTCGGGTCAGAAAGCAGCCGGTTTAAGTACCCGTTTTCAACCAGGCCGCCGCGTTTGGTAATGCCCAGCCAGTCGCCTATTTGGTCGCGCGTGTCGGCCATGATCTTCCCCAGTTGGGCCTTCGTGGTGAATATGCCGTAATACTTACCGTTGAAGTTCAGCACTTCGGAAACGCCTTTTACGATCGTTTCCACAATCTTCACCCCGCTTTGCTGCACGTACTGGTTATATACCCGGTCCAGTAGGTCCAGTTTCCTTTTATTACCCAGGGTGTTTTTAATGTTCCCGGCTTCGTCGGTTTCCAGTTTTTCCACAAAGTCCTCCACGATCGTGCGCAGAAGTTCCTGCTGGGCGCTGCCTACCTGCTTTTCCATTTCGGAAATAATGGCGTCCACCAGTTTGGTGCGGTCGCCGGTCAGCTTTTGTATTTGTTTGCTAAGGTCAGGCATAGTACTGCTGTAAAACTGATTTAATGGCGTCGCGCGTGCGCGTAGCCCAGGTTTCAAAATCGCGGCTTAAAAATACCCGCTGCTGGTGGTCGTTAAAGTAGCAATATTTGAGCGTCCGGCCGTCATTGTTGCGCTTGTGGACCATGTTAAATAAAAGCTGGTTCCAGGACGGTTTTTTATCCCAGGGCGTTACCAGCCATTCGTGGATGCCCTGTTTAAAATACCGTTCGTCGGCCTTGCTGCTATCAAAGCGGAAAACGCGGGCCTGCAATTTGTTCCACTCAATTGCCTGCCTGCGTTTCGCTTCCGTTGTCGTTATGGCTTTGGGGGCCTTCATGCGTTATTGTCCGGGTTGTCCGGGTTGCCGTCGCCCGTCGGGTTGTCGTTCCCTGGGTTTCCGTCGCCATTGTCCGGCGTATCGTTACCCGCTCCACCGCCTGGGTTATCTTCCCGCAGGCTGTCCACTGTAACCGTGGGCTTTTGCGCCTTTAGCCGCTCCATGAACTGGGTAACCTTTGCGGCCACCAGTTCCCGCTGCTTTTTTATGTCGGTCATGGTCCAAAATTCCGGGTTTTCCGCTTCCAGTTCCTTAAATACCGCGTCGAAGTTGCTATACAAAACCTTCGGTTCATCCGGCACGTACTGGCTGCCCAGTAACCCGGCTATTTCGTCCGGGGTATTGCCCGAAAATGGGAAATACCGACGCTTCACGCGGTAACGTTGCATCCCCAGCGGGTCGCCTGCGTATATAATTCCGGCCAGGTCGTCGTCTATGGTTTCGATCAGGAAACCAGGGGCGCCGCTGTCCGTGGCTGTCTTACGTTCTGCCAGCAATATGTCGCCGGTTTTTAACTTGAAGTCCGCCGGGAAGTCGTGTATTACGTCCACGCCTTCCAATGGCTCCCCTGCCAGTACGCCGAAGGTGGTAACCAGGTCGCGCCATACCTCGCTATACTTTTCGGTAAATGGTTCCAGGGCGTCGTAAACGGACTGCATGTTATAATCCACTTCGGTGGCGGTCTGTATCGGCTGGCCCGTGGCGCCTGGGCTGTTTCCTTTCTTCACAAACACCTGGCTATTAAAAACAGCCTGGTGCGCCTGTTTTTCCAGTTGCTGCGCGTACTCGTTTTGAAACTTTATTAACTCAATGGGCGGCGCTTTATATACCAGGATTTGCTCCAGGTTGATCATATCCTGGGCGCTTTCCGGCATCGGCAGTAAAATAGCGTCCTGGGCAGTTGTGTGGACCTTGTAGCCGCTGCCCTTACATGCCGGGCATTGTGTGCCATCTTGCAGGTTGCCGCCGTTGCATCGTTTTTCACGGCTGGGGCCTTTACACTTTTGCACGTATTGCAGCTTTTGCGGGAACGTGTGCAGGGTCATGGTTAGGTCCAGTTCCGAAACAGTTTTTAACGATTTATCGAAATAGCAAAGGGCGTCATGCCACGGGTTCACGAAAGTGCGGCCGTTGGTCACTTCGTCGCGCTTGTAGCCTATGCGAAAAACAGGGGCATAACCCACGTTCGGGGTGTATGAACGAACGATATACGTTACGTCCTTAATCTTTACCAGGGCTTCGCCTTCGGCCAATACGTAGCCTATGGCTTTCAGGTGTTCCGTATCCACCTGCTCAAACACCACCGTAACATCTTCATCGTACAGGGTGAAGCGGTTGCCCTGCTGTTTTGCCGCCTTGCCTGGATCTGCTGCTGGCTTCACGGCGCCGGGTGCGGTATTGTTTTCACCTGGCTGTATGCCGGTGCTGCCGGTTGCCTGGTTGCCATAGCCCATAAACTTAATGGGCTGCTTTACAAATAGCCACTTAACCTCGTCATTGACTACGAAAAAGTTAACGGCCTGGTCGGCGCTTACCTCAAAGGGCCGCGGCATTATCTGTTGGCTGCTGTCCTGCGGGGTGTCCCACTCCACTACCAGCCAGCTATTGGGGTCTATAAATTCCAGTTCCACAAACCTGGTTTTCATCCAATAGTCCAGGCCCCGGTTCATCTTCCTGGCCGCGCCATAAAACCCCTTTATCATTTTTTCGATAAGCTGTTTACGGCCTTCGTTCTTAACCTTCACATCTTTACGCACGCGGTCATTGCGCACCACCTTATTGAAGGGCTGCCGGATACTGGACGCCACGGCCGGGGTTATGGATTTGGTCAGGGCCATGCGCTGGTCGAAAAGGCTTTTTTCTTCACGCTGTACGAACTGGATTAACTTTTTGGCAATATCGCAGCCGGTTATATAAATCCGGTAAGTTTCGGCCAGGTCGGTGGTGCGTTTGTAGTCCTGGTGTGTTTCGCCGGTTTCAATAAGCCGGTTTACCAATATAAGCGCGTCGGGTAGTTGCATGTGGAAAAAAATTTAATCAAATGTAAATAAAAAAAGCCCGGTATTGCTCCGGGCCACCTTCATACCGTAACGCAGGCAGTTACACCAGGACTGCGCCCAGGTTTTCAATTGTAACATTACAACTGCCGTACTGGGGTTCGTCATTGGTTGAATACGCATGCCCGTTGGCGGACAACTTCAACACGGGCGCGGGGCCTGTTTTGTTGAAATTCTGATTAACAAGGTTAACCAGGCTGGGCATGGCGGCGTCAAATTCCTGCTTTGAAGCGCCGGTAAGCCTTTCGCTTTCGGCTTGCAGTGCTTTGTTGATGTTGTCGGGATTGCCGACGAATGTAATGGACCAACTCATGGCGTAAAGTTTTAGGGAACGAATATAAAAAAAGCCCGGCATAACCGGGCCAGTTTTCCAGTGTGTGGGTAACGCACACCTACGCGCTGGTAACAGCTTCCCAGGCCGCTGCCACGCGAACGTTCAGCTTGTGGGTTGTCATGTTGTAAATTACCAGTCCTTCGTAAAGGTCCGTACCTGTCAACGCGTCCCGCTGGGTTGTGGTCAGCTTAGGGATAACGTTTTTTTGCAACTGGATTTTTTGCGACGCCGTAGCGTCTACATTACCGGCGAGCATGTTCTGCATATCGCCTACGCCCATAGTGTCGGCCATAACTGTAAAATTTTAGTTGCTGCAATATACCCCTTTTACCGTTGCGCCGGTAGTTCCATCCAATGTGTGCCTGTGTAGCGGTTCGGCCGCTGTGTGTCGGTGTTATAAATCCACATTCCAGGAAACAGCACCGGCGGGGCCAGCTTGTCCCGTTCTGCTGTGGTGTATTTCGGTCGGAACCCGGTTTTATCCACGGGTTTGGGTTGGCTTGTCGCCTGCATGTGTCGGCTAATTGTGGGTTATCAAATGCTTACAGACTTCTGTAACCAGGTATTCCATAGCATCCGTAGGGTGGCCGCGCTTTTCAAAACGCTTTTTAGTAATAGGGTCCAGGGTTTCCTCTTTTACTTTGCCTTTCGGGCCTTTCTTTACGTGTTCGCAGTCTTCCACTAAGTTAGGGCAGTTTTCCCCGTCTATGTATATTTCCACGCTGGGAATTTTCCCCGCGAATATCTTGTTAAGCAGGTCGCGCCTGGTGAACGGCGCCACATTGGGAAACTTCACCTGTTTGCTGTCGTTGTGCATGAACATATACAACTCGTTTTCCACAATCTTGAACTGGGTAAGGCTGCCCATGCCTGGGATACGGGATAAGCCCGAACCATCCCCGTAATACAAAACTTCGTCAAACGCCGGATCGTGGTCCTGCTTAAACGCTTCGCAGCTTGCCTCCGTGGTATCCTGCGGCGGCGGCAAACAATACTCTTTGTAAAAGGAAATTACCATTACTTCCAGGGCTTTGTAGCCTGGTGCTGGCTGGTCATGCTTTGTTCCGGTTTCGTCCAGGTATCGGGTTACAAAGTCGATATGTGCCAGCAATTGGGTAACGTATGGCGTTGCGTTGAAGTCCCAGGTTTGGTGGATTGCCAGCCCACGCCTGTACGCGCACGGGCGCACGTGCCGATCGCGCCGGAAAAACGGGAACCATTCGCCGCCGGTCTTCGCAAATGGGTAGCCATACACCAGCTTCAATATTTTTTCTTCCTCCAACAAATTGGCCTTTTGATTTTCTATGTAGTTGGGCGGCAGGTTGTGGGCGTTGTGGTGCGTGCTGTAAATAACCACGGCTTTATTGTCGAACTCCCTGTAAAAAAAACCGCGTTCTTCCTTCAATACTTCCGTTTTTATTTCCTTTTCAAAACTGCCCAGTTTAAACATATTGTTCAGCCAGTCAACGCCCCCCAGGGCCGGGCTGGTATGGATATACAACGGGTTCCAGGCTACCCAGCCGCGGGCTGCAGCCTGTTCTGCCGTTATTTGGTCGTCAAAATACAGGTCGCCGGTTCCCTGGTCATACCATAGCCCATATTGTCGCAAACGGCCCAGGATAACGTCTTTTAACGCCTGCTCCTTAGTGTCCTTTGTTTCGTCCAGGTGGCCCCATGCGAACTCCTTACCGTCGTGCGCCTGGTAGTTTTCCAGGGAACCAATGAACACGCGGGCGCCGTTCCAAAATGAAATTACCCCGTCATACGTACGCAGGGCGGGGTGTAGCTTTTCGAAGTGGGCGGGCGGCTTCTTATCCACCACGAACGCACCGCCGGGGTTTTCCTTCGGGTCATACTCCACCAGGCCGAAGTCCTTAGCCCAAACTTTGTAAACGGCGGCCAGGGTGGACTGGCTTAACTGTAAGTAAGTATTTGCGCCCAGGAACCCCTTTGCAAGCGGGAACGATTCAATAAGCTGCGCCGATACGTAGCCAATAACCTGGCTTTTGCCACCGCCCTGCCCTGCCATTTGCAGGATAACGGACGCGCGGGACGCCATTACCGCCGTTTGCGGTTCACTCAAAAGTATTTCTATGTCGTTACTGTCCTGCATCGTTCAGGTATTGCATTGCATATTTAAATCCGGCGCATGGTTGCGGGTTAGCCTGGTCGCCCATGTGGCAAAGGAAGGTGCCGTAATAGGCTATACATTCCACGGCCTGCCGTATGTTTTCTTCGTCCAGGTTGGCCTCTGTGCCTGGCCGGAAGGCACACCCTGAACACATTTTGCCGCACTCACCCAGCCCCGCGCCCGCGCGTGCTACTTCCACCACCCAGGTGGACCAGTTTACCGGCTCCTTTGGCTTTAATATGGGCGGGTATTTAATCGGCATTTTGCTGGGTTATGATCTGCGGCGCCGCGCTGGTTTCCCTGGTCTTAAACACCACCCGGCGTATTACGGTGGTGCTGGTGCTGTTGTTGTTGGTATTGTTCACCTGGACGGCTACCTGCGGAACCTCAATACCCAGGATTTTGCACCGCATTTCAACGCACCACTGGATCCCGCGCAGGTACTGCGGGTCGCCCGCTCCCTGCTTATGGTCTTCCTTCACCTGGGCCACGGCCATGCGTCCGCCTTCGTCGCCCTTCTTTTTGGTTTTGCTGGTGTTCTTCACTATCTCGCAGGAACGGCGCCACGCGTCCCAGTACGTCGTTTCCAGGGCGTTTATTTTAGCCAGCTCGATAGCCTTGTGATTGTCCACTAACTGGCTTTTATGTTCCTTCCATTCGTCGATGGCTTCGTTAACATATTTCGCCACGGTGTGCCTGGTGAAGTTGTGGCCGCCGGTTTGTTCCCTTGCCAGTTCAGCGACCTGGGCCTGGGTATGGCCTTGCAGGTATAGGCTAACAATTAAATTTTTCCACCCTTCCACGCGTGCCTTAGCCGGGGTAAGTGTGGGTTTTCCACCGCTTTTTGTTTTCGGGTTTCGGTTTCCTTTCATTTTCCTTTCAGTTTTGCGACAAAAAAACACGGGTAGCGGTTTTGCCGATCGCTGCCCGTGTTACAAATTACGCGCTTTTCGTGCGTTTTATGCGGAAAAGCGTACGATTATCCCGCGTTACTGCCTTCCTGGGCATCCCTGCGCGGGTTTACCACGGCTTCGCCGCCTTCCTCTATGTCACGCTTCGTGGTATGTGTACGGCCGTCGCCTGTCTGTACAACGCCGCCGGGCGGGAATGGCTTACGGCCCAGCACTTCGCGCCCGTACCACTGTTCCCGTGCCTTTACTGCGTTATTGAAAGCCACCAGGCCATTGACCAGGTAGGCGGCCAGTATAAAGTCCGGCGTATCGCTGTCGGCTTCCTGGCTGTACCGGTTCACCAGGCTGGTAAGTTCCTGGGCGAACGTCCGCGGCGTATTGTCTTCCAGCCTGCGCACCGCTTCCGCGGCCGCCACTATGTCCTTCGCGTCCTGCAATACGTCGGTTAATTCCTGGTCGCGCCGCAGCCCTACACTGGGGTCGTGTATGTTATCAGCTTCCAGGGTTTCCAGGTATGGTATTGCCGCAGTCAATGCGCCCAGCCAATCGCCGGTATGCTTTGTATAGGTTGGGGCTTTCGGCTCGTCGTGTGGCACATCATGGCCGGAAAATTGGCCGATCATGTCCACCACCGGTATGCGCATGTCCGCGGCCAGTTGCCGCTCCGCCCTCATGCCTGGGCTTAATTTCGGGCCGGTTAGCCACATTTCCTGGATAATGCCGGACCGGATAACGGCCATATCGTTGGCAATACCACGCTCCCGTTCTTCCGGGCTGTGGTCGTCCAGGCTCACAATGTCGGCGTAATAAGGCACCAGGGGCACCACGTCGGGCCTGGTTAAATTGATTTCCCGAACTATCCGGCGCAGGTCGGCCAGGTTTGCGGCCACGTCGCCGCCAATGCAATGGGCTATATAAACGATCTTCATTTTGTTGAATTGAGTGTTTAAAAGTTGTGGATTTCCGGCCGTTTTGGCCTGTATTGGATATAAAAACGGGGCGTTTTCCCGTTGTGGTCGAAATAAGCAAAACAAAATATCCTTATTTATGGAAAAGTAGCCGTAACGCCGCAGCTATTGCACCGGTACGTTGTCGTGCCGCTGGGGCTGGTGCCGCCATCCTGCACCATTTCGCCGTCTTCACATTGTTCGCAGGGCCAGTCCCGGCAATCTTCACCGGCCAGGGCCTTGCCGATTTTATTACCGTCTGTTTCCACGTCCAAGTATTCCGGTTCTTTAAACGGTTGGTATGTGCTGGGGCGCCACCGCACTACCTTGTCCAGCATATCCGGCAGCCCTTCGCATATTTCGGCCTGTTCCCGATCGTATCCCCAGCCCTCCAATTCGTAGGGGCTAACTATAAGGCGGTTTGAACTGGTAACAACATTATAAAACCCTTCCTTTTTAGGCTTTTCTGTCGCTTCCCGCCATATCTCTGAAAACTCAAAATCGGGAATGTATAAGCAGCCGCAGGCGGGGCATTTTGCCAGCTTTCCACGGTCGTTATATTCCAGGTCGGCGTACTTATGTGCATCATTGCAATGGCTGCACTTTGACCATTCCCGCTCCGGTAGCGGTTCCAGTTCTTCCGCGCGGGCGCCTATGTTGTCGTCGTTGAAAAACCGCAGGACCTTAACGGTACCGGTCCGGGCCTTGCCCCGCCGGTACGCCTGCTTTCTAAAAACCCGTTCTTTACGGACTACCTTAAACGGCATACCTGCCAGGTGTTTGCGTGTGGGGCTGTCGCTGCCCACGAAATAGTAGGTTTCGCCTACCACGATCTCGCTTTTTAGCATGTGTAACGATTTTTAATATTTGAGTTTACCCCCTTCGCTGGGCTTACCATCCCAGGTCCAGGAATTAATTTTATTTACTGCAACGGATATTTCCAGCCCTAAGCGATACCACGGCACCTGGTCGCACTCCAATAGCCACCCGCCGTTCCTAACCGCGTAACTGGTTGCAGGATGCCAGGATACTTTTATATTAGTTAAACCCTTTTGATAGGCGGCAATTACAATTTTATGGTTTTTGCTTAATGGGCCGTTCGGATTGTGGGTATATACTTTTATTTTTCCCATTACTTAACGTTTTTTGGGTTCAGCCTTGAACTGGCCCAGGCTTCGCGTAACGCCTGTAACCGCTCATATTCCTGCGGGTGGTTGGCTTTCTGCCAGGCTTCCACGGCTGCATCTGTGTCGCGCCATAACTGCGCGTCCAGCCGTTGCCACTGGGCCTCGTCTACCTGGGCCACGATTTCAAAGGCGCCCGGCTGTATGTGGCGGCTCATTTGCCCAGGCCCGCCCCGGCTTTCTGCCTTATCCAGTCCGCTGCCGTCGCCGTTGTCAATGTAAAATTTATACCCTTTTTGGTCGGTAACTTCCACGGCCTGCCTGGTTTGTCCGGCAAATGCGTTTTGCCAGGCCAGGGGTGGATCTGCTACCGCTGCCAGCCGGACCAATACCACACGGTACTCGGTCGGCTCTGTGTAGTTCCAAAAGCCTTTTTTCATTTGTAACGATTTTAGTTTATGATTATTCGCAGCCCTTCCGGGGTCCTTACCCTGGATAATGCTACATAGTCCTGGCCCTTCATAAAACAGGGGCGGCGCAGGTCTATGGTACATTCGTCGAAGGTCAAGCCCTGGGCCTTGTGGATGCTCAACGCATAGGCCAGCTTAAAAGGAAACTGGGTAATACTGCCAAGTTCTTCCAGTTCCAGGCTGTCGCTGGCTTTGTTGTAAACATATTGCTTTTTCGTAATGGTTACCGGCTCCATTGCGTAGTCCACGTTTCCCACGCGTATGAAGTGGCAGCCCTGGTGGCTTACAAATATGCCCAGCGTGCCGTTGCGTAATGGGTTTTCCTGGCTGTTCACCAGGTACATAATTTTGCAGCCGTTTTTAACCTGTATTTCGTTTTCCAGGTTAAAGTCCTGGGGCTTCGCCTGGCCGCTTATGGTGGCCGTAAACGTGAACTGTTCCCCGGCCTGGGCTTCCAGCCCCGCCTGGTTATAGGCGGCCACCGTAGCGTTGTAGGGCGCCAAAATAATGCCCTTCGGTTCGGTATGGATGAACTGCCGGAAGTATGGCGCTTTAATGCCTTCGCGCACCAGGTTCAGGGCTTCGATAAATTCCGGGTTGTCCTGCCTTAAAACTTCGTCCAGTTCAATGGTTACAGGTTGCAGCTTCTTAAACACCTGGGCGAACTGGAACGTGTCGCCGTCATAGGTTTGGTACAGGACGCTGCGGGTATTGTCTTCCAGGATAGGCGGCAACTGTTTCAGGTCGCCCACAAAAATGATTTGCTTACTATCCAGGCCCTTTAACCCGTTTTTGCGCAGTGTCCAGTTCATGCCGTCCAGCACGTCCGGGCGCAACATGCTAACTTCGTCAATAACGACGGTATCGGCCTTTTGTAGTACTTCCCTGGCACCCTTCCGCACAAAGTTGCAGGCGTCATAATCCAACACGCCAAACGGTGGCAGCTTAAACATGCTGTGAATGGTTTGCCCGTCTATGTTGTTGGCTGCTATTCCAGTCGGTGCCACGGCTATAACCTTGCGGCCCGCCTGCTGTAGCTTTTGGATGGCCCGACGCACAATGAAGGACTTACCGGTACCGGCCTTACCGGTTAAAAAAACGTTCTGCCCATTACCTACGGCCTGCAAAAAAATTTCCTGTTTGGCGGTTAAAATTTCCGATTCCTGGCTAATTGTTTCCATTGGCAGGCGTTTGGGCTGGGTTATACCATAGGTTTACTTCGTTGCTGAACGCCTTACGATCGCGGCGCCATAGCGTGTCCAGGCGGTTAAATTCGCGGGTTATGATAGGCTGCGTTTCCCTGGTTGCTTCGCCCAGTTGGGCCTGCAGCCGCGCCTGGATAATGCCGCGCATGTTCTGCCAGTCGTTTAAACAGGTGTTACAAAGGGCCTGCCCTACCGGCGCGGCCTTTTTACAGTGGTTACATTCGTGTGTTTGTTCTGCCATAAAGTAACAATTTTGAGGTTTAAAAATCCACGCTTTCCAGCGTATCCCAGCGCCATAGCTGGTTAATGTTTTCACGTTTTACCCGCCACTTTGGGTTCAATCCCGCGGGTAGTTTCGACGGCTTCGGCTTCGCCATAAGTGCAGCAAACCTGGCCGCAATATCCGGCGCCATCGGTTTAACTGGGTAAATCTTGCCTTTTCCGCGTTTTGGCATTTCATCGGTGGTTTATTTAGGTCATTTAAAAAGGGTGTCCTGCGTTGGTTGGGCCTCTCTTTTCAGGGCGGTGGTTATGTTGTCTTCGTCCAGTTCAAACCCGTAATAGTTCCGGTTCAGCTTTTGGCATACCACCGCCGTGGTGCCGCTGCCCATGAACGGGTCCACGATCGTGTCGCCTGGTTCGCTGTTTTCGCGCACGATCTTTTCAATAATTTCCAGGGTCTTCTGTGTTGGGTGGACCTTTTCGCCGTTCGTAGCCTTTGCACCGGCGGCAAAGCCAGGGGACCGCCATATATTGCCGCCCTTCTTTTTCGCGTCATTCTGCACACAATGGAACATTATAAACTCATGCTGAAACGCGTAAAAGTTCCCGGCGCCGCTCATTTTGTCCCATACGATCAGGTTACGGCAACCCAGGATGGCATCGAAAAGCGGATAGTAAAAGGCATAGCCGCGCCAATCTGTGAACCAGTACACCTCCCCGTCGGGGCGTAGGATGCGTTTAATTTCGCTGTACAGTTCTTTGTAAAACGGCTTACATATTGCCAGGTCCACAAAGCTGCCGCGCTGTCCGTTGTGGGTCATGCCCAGGAAATACGGCGGGTCTGCCACTACCAGCTTCGTGCTGCCGCTGGGTATCAATTTCACACCGTCCAGGCAGTCCATGTTGTGGATACGGTTTATTTCCAGCGCGTTCATTGGCCTTTATTTGCAGGGTCAACGAATTGGCCGGGGTTCCCGCCCACTTTACGCGCAGTTGCCTGGGCCTTACCCTTCGCCTGCTGTTCGGCCATAAAGGCGCGGGCCGCTTTACCCGCCCACTTTACGCGCAGTTGCATGGCCCACTGCCACAACTTGAATTTTAACCGGTCCTTTACATTGAACAGGGTTAACGCTGCACCAATGATGGCCGCAACGCCTTCCACCAGGTAAGGGGTAAACACTTCAAACCAGGATAACGCGGGGCCTGTCCTGGATAGTTTGAAATACAGGGCCAGCAAAAACAGGCCATCGAAAACGCTAAATTGTCGCTTCATTGTTTCGGTTTTGTTTCAAAAATAAGTATAAAAATGTTTCGGAAAAAATAAAAAAGGCCCAAACGCCGAAACGCTGGGCCAGGGTGTTAACCCCACTTACTACCATTAAATTCGGTGGTAAGTTAAAATAATTTCTGCGGTTGGCCCCCTTGCATTATTGCGGCGGCCAGGTCGTCCACTTCCCGCTCCAACTTCCTGGACTTATTCAGCCAGTCCTGGGCAACCGTGGGAAGGTTCATTTTTCGGCTTTTAAAATACTCCTTTTGAGCGGTGCGCATATCCTGCACCAGCTTTGCGAAGGTTTGTAAACTACTGTTTTCCATGTTGTAACGATTTTGAAGTTTCGGCGGCCTGCGCGGCCTCCATAAAAATTTTTAAGTCCTGTAAAGAAAGGTAAGCCAAAACATACAACCGGTTAAAAGGGTCGGCGTGGTGCGCTTTCATTCGTGCTACTTGTGTGGAATAATATTTATCTGTGTCTATGATCGTGGCCCAGGCTTTCAGCTTTACCGGTGGCTTTGGTAATGGCTTACCTTCAAACCAGGCCAGCATGGTGGCGCCTTTGGCTTGTAAGGCGGCCACCTTTTCCTCCCTGGTCATTTCTTTGGCCGGAAATATACCGGCACCCGGCGCCGTTCATTGTGCGCTATTTCTTCGTAAAACTGCGCCACCCGGTCAACCAATACCGGGAAAATAGGCATAGCCTGCACGAAGTCGGCGCCCTTGTTATCGTAGTCCGTATGGCAGTCGCCGCACGCGTACCACCGGTTTAACGGATGCAGGGCCACCGACGGACAACCCTGTTTTTCTGATTTCGGGATAATGTGGGCAACGATCGCGGCCGGGTTTATCGCTTTGGTACCTGCCAGGCTTTTGCCGCAGTTTTCGCAGCACTTTGGCGCCTTTGCTACCTGGTCGGCAAAATAAACGCCCTGGGCCTTCTTTTCCTTCCGCTTCGCCCCTTCCGGCTTTGGCCCGTTCAGCTTCATTTGCTGCCGCTGCTGCCAGTAGGGTAGTTGTGCTTTGCTCATGGCTTTTTAATGGTTGGTAGTTCAATAATGCCGCGGCGGACCAACTCAAAAAACGATACACGGCACGCCGCCACGTCATTACCTGCATCGTGCGCACCGTCGAAGCCTTTTTTAAAAAGGAACTGGTGCAGTTCTTCCAGCTTCGGCCATTTGTAACCGCGGCCTCCCCTGGCAAATGGTATTTTACAAAGGTTCACCGTGCGCTCCATCGTGCAAATTTTCACGCGGTTGGCGTTGTTGGTTGCCTTCTTTTTGTAGCGTAGCAATTCGGCGCCGGTTACCGGGTAATCAAATGCCAGGTTATGGGCAACCATTACGTCGCATGCGTTCAAACCGTCCAGGAAGGTATCGAGTACACCTGGCATGGGCAGCCCTTCCGCTTCGTTTTGTTCGGTGCTGTAACCGTTGTCAATCCAAAATTTTTCTTTCGGGATTTCCCAGCCGTCGGGCTTAATCAGCATTTTGTGGGCGGCCTTCACTGTTTCGGTTTCGGCTTCCACAACTTCCCAGGCTAACTGGATAACGCGGGGCCAGTTGTCCAGGTCATGCATGGGCGCCTTGTAGTTTTTCGGCACCCCGGTGGTTTCTGTGTCAAAAAATAAAATATCCATGCTGTAGATTGAAGGCCCAGGCTGTGACCTGGGCCGGTTAATTACTTTGTTTCTTCGTCGTCGTGTACTTCGATTTCACCGCCTGGGGCTTCGGCGCTTTGTGCTACCTTCTTTTTGCGCGTTGGGGCCTTTTTACCGGGCTTTCCTTCGGGAAGGGCCTTTGTATCGGCGTTCTTTGTTTCCTCCAAAATTTCGGCTTCCTCGTGGTCCATAGCGGCAACGCGTTTCATGGCTTCCGGGTCGGCCTGGGTGATCTTCGCGCCGTTCGGCGCCTTAATGTACAGGTCGGTAACATCGGTTTCCACGCCGGTAACCATTGGTTCCTTAAACACCGGCTTTTCTTCCGGCAGTACCTGCATTTTGTTCACAACCTCTTTTTTGCCTTCATCTTCAAACAGGTTTAACTGGGCATCGGCGCCACGTTTGGATCCGTCCACGTACGCCCTTACTTCGGTGTCCAGCCGGTCCAGGCGTTCCTGTAGGTCGTCCATAAACACGTAGCGACTTTGTTCGCTTTCGGTGAACCGGCGGAACGGGGTGTTTAATATTACCGCTTTACCGTCGGGCAGCAACTTGTGGCCGGAAATTACCACGCCCTGGTCGTCTTCGTCCCCGCCAATGCTGTAGCTGGTAACGTGGAACCCTTCATAAAGTTCCGGTTTGGGCGTTTCAATGTCCTTCACCTGCTTACTGGCTACATACCCGCACATTACTGCCAGGTGTATGCCCAGGTTTTCAAATGCCTGCTTTAAGTCGGCATGTATTGGCGCTTTCAGGCTTTCGGAACCCTTCGACTTTGCGCCCTTGTCGTCGGTTTTGGTGTACGTATAATCCAGGGTTTCACCCTTCACCAGCTTTGCCTTTTCAATTGTTAATTGCATAGCGATTGTATTTATTTGGTTCTTAAATGCTCCGGGATGCTGTCGGTAATGGCCTGTTTGCTTTTGCCGAACTTAACCAGGTAGCGGGCCAGGTCTTCGTTCATGCCTTCCAGGGTTTTGGACCGATCAATTATTTCCTTAATGCGCCGTTTGTGGTTTACTGGCACCTGTATCGGTTCACGGTACACGTATTCCGTTTCCGGCTCAATCTGTTTGCCGTCCTTATCCTTCGTAACGCCCTCATAAATCAGTGTCCTGCCTGGCACCTTCCGCACGCGTTCGGTGTTTTCCAGCACGTCCTCCAAAAGCGGTAAAAGCCCTTCAACAATTTCCTTTTGTTGCTGCCTGGGTAGCTTCATGGTTTAAAATAGTTATGGCCGGGACGCGTGGCCCCGGCCGGTTAGGAAATTTTATTTACTTGCCTACGTTGTCCAGGATTAAACCAAGGTCTTCGACTGCACCGGCCACGGTACGATCGAAGGCGGCGAAGGCTGCGGAAATTTTGGGGTCGGTAATCTGCGGGCGTTTGGCTATGGCTTCCCCGAAGGTCCGCAAAAATTCGTTTACGCGCTCCACATCAGAAAGGGCAGCCTGCCGCGCAGCTTCGGCCTTTTCTGCGGCTTCTTTGTGCAGGCGTTCCTGCTGCTGCTGGGCGCTATACTTTTCGTCCTGTAGGCGCTTTATTTCAGCTTCCCAGGCTTCGGCGTCGTAGTTTTCCAGTTGGCTTTTTGTAATCAGTAGCGGGGCTATTTCCGGGAAGTCAAACACGCGCTTAAATGAACCGTCGGACTGTTCTTTCGCACCCAGGTACGCAAACGCTTCGGCTTTCCTGTTCGTAATAAGGGCCTTTTTGGCTTCGGCAGCCACCCGTTCGTCTTCCAGGCGCTTACGTTCGGCGGCTTCCTGGTCGGCGCGTTCCTTGTCCTTTTGGGCCTGGCCTTCCTTCATACCCTTAATTTTCGCGGCCAGGTCGTCGTATTCTGCCTCCCACTTTTCCTCGTCCAGTCCTTCAACGGTACCCACTGGCAAGGTTACGCGGCCCATGTCGAACGTGCCGAACTGCCACACAAAGCTGGAATAATTGTAAGTCATGCCCAGGGCTTCCAGCATTTTGGCGCGGCCCTTTGTACGGGCGGCCAGTAGGTCCTTCCGCTGCTGTTCCAGCTTTTCGCGTTCTTCCTGTAACTCCCGGTCGCGTTCGGCCTGCTGCCGGTCTTTTTCTTCCTGGTCTTTCCGCTGCTGTTCCAGGCGGTCGCGTTCTTCCTGGGCTTTGCGTTCTTCCTCCGCTTTGCGGTCAAGTATGGCCTGGTTTTCAGTCTTAACGCGGTCCAGTAAACGGCCGTAATCTTCGTCGCTCATGGCCTTTAATGTAACCACGTCCATGCTTACCGCTTCGCCTATTGCGTAATAACTGCCGTTGAAACTCATGCCGTTTTCCAGTAGTTCCGCAACCCGGCCCTGGAGCTTTTCCTGGGCTTCGCGTTCCGCTTTCTGCCGGATGGCTTCGCGTTCCGCTTCGATGCGGTCCAGTTCAGCCTTTAACGGGTCTTCGATTTCTTCCAATAACTTAACCAGGTCGTTTTTTTCGCCGTCAATGGCGCGGGTTATAACCAGGTAATCAGCTTTAAGGGCCTTGTGCGACTTTTCTACGGCCAGGCGTTTATTGCGGATTTCCTGCCATGCTGCGTGTACGGCTTTTTGTCCTTCCTTGTCTTCCAAGTTGGCAATTGTTAGGGCGCCGTATATGGCCTTTTTTTCGGCAATCCAGTTGCGGGCAACGTCAAAGCGTGCCACTTCCTGTTTTGCCTTTTCTTCGGCAGATATAACAGCGGGTAGGTGCTGAACCGGGGCGGGTATTTCTTCCACTGGTATAGGTGTTTCCTTTTTACCTTCCACCAATGCGGCGGCGGGGCCTTCACCCGCCTTTTTACGTGTTGATTTTGCCATTTGTAACGATTTTAATAAATGAAGTTTGAGGCACAAATATAATAATTCCGAAACAATACCGAAATATTTTTATACTATTTTAGAAATTGCGGCCAGCAAAATGCGGGCAGCTTGCCTGGGTGCCAGGCCGCGGCCCTGCACGGAAACGCCGCAGCCTTTGAAGTTTACAAACACCACAATACTGCCGGTGGCGGTTTCGGACGTGGGGAAGTCTTCGCGGAAGGTTTGGGGTATTTCGCTGGTGGTTGCGTGTTCGCGGATCTGTTCCTGGGTCATTACGCCGCGTTTTGGTTCGGGCTGCTGTAATGTCCGGCCCAGGTCGAACAGTGGCACCTGGGCGCCTGGTGCCAGGCTTCGCCCGGCTCGTTTTGCGCCTTTCCTGGGGTTTTTCTGTGTGTAGGGTTCCTTTGTGTATTTAACAGCGCCTATTTGGCTGCGGCGCTCCCGTACGGCGTTTTCCGTACGGTTTAGTAACCGGCCTATTTTGGCGTCGGTCTTACCTTCTTTCCAAAGGGTTTTTAGTGCTGCGTCGTCCACTGGGGACCAGGTTTTTGCTTTCATGTAACGATTTTAACGGGTTATACAATTTGAATTTTAATGCCGTGAAGCGCCCACATAAGGGCTTTTTTGATACGGAACACGGCCAGCCCTTCGGTGGCCTTGCTCTTTACGTCCACCACGGTAATGCTGCCGTCCGGGTGGTATAACACGAAGTCCGCACGGTATTCGGTTATTTTTTCTCCGTTCACAATTAGCGGGTAAACCACCTGCCGGTCAAACTTCAAAAGCTGCCCGATCTTAACGCGCAGCTTCAATTTACCGTAATACTCCGCTTCTTTTTTGCTGTCGAAGCGTATGCCGTCCACTTCGGTGTGAATGTTCCCGAACTTTAACCGGGTAGCCTGGGCGTTGCTGCCCTGCTTTTTTGCATGGTATTGCCGGTATTGTTCCGGCGTCCAGCGTTCCTGCTCACCCATTTACTGGCCTTTTTTGGGTTTGTGATTGTTTTTATAGTTCGGGTTCTTAGTGATCTGCTGCCGGGCTTCCGCTTCGCTAATACCTGGGCTGTTTTCGCGCAGCTTCCTGGTAAGTTCACCAATAGCACCGGCCACGTTGTCCAGCTTGCTGCCTTCGTTGGGTTTTTCCTGGTATCCTACGCCCTCCACAAAAATCATTTCCTTACCAGCGTCGGGGTGAAATACCTGGGTTTCGGCCTGCACGTCGGCGTCCCTGGCTTCCTGGCCTGCCTTGTGGCGCCGTTCCCAGTATGCGTCCAGGATGGCGGTAATTACTTGCAGGTCGATACGATCGTAAATTTTAACCAGGTCGCCCTTCTTTGCAAGGGCAAACATCATGGTATAATCTTCCAGGCGGAAGTTGTCACACTCATTTAGTAACATGGCCGCGGCTTCCAGTATCTGGTCTTCGTTCATGTTGCGGACCACGTTAAGGCTGCCGCAAAAGTCGCGTACCATGATCGAAAGGATAAGCAAAACGGCCGGTTCGCCCATTTGTCCCACAAGCGAAGCCACGGGGGGAAACTTCACCACCTGTAAATAGTTCGGTTTCCCGCCCGGCATCAGTTCGTTAGTAATTTGAATAAGTGCCAGTTTATTGGCCTGCCTGGTTTCCGGGTCCTGGTTAGGCGCTCCCAGTGCCAGTATAGTGCTTTGCAATCGCACCGGCAAGGCTGGCAGTGCTGACCTGCCCACCAGTTGGTTGTCCTGACTGTTTGTTTTTTGAATGTCCATTTTTCAGTTGGGTTATGATGTTTTGAATGTTGCTATTTATGTCCAGTAACCGGGTTTTACCCTGCAAAAAATTATCCAGGCGGTGCCAGTTGTCCAAAACGTACTGCCACGATTCCAGGGCCTTGCTGTCGGTACCCGCTTCGTCCAGTATGTGGCCGCTGGCCTTTGCTTTCTGCCCGGCAATGTTCCGAAAATACGTTATAAGTGATTTTGCAGCGTTGCCGTTGCCGTTGTTATATTGCGGCGGCACGCCGTCGTGCAGCTTTTTAAACCACCGGTCGTAAATGTCAATAAATCGCTGGTAGGTTGTGGCCGGTTTTTCGCCCTGGGGGGGCGCCGCGGAACCAGGGGGGGCTTCTTCCGGCTTTGCCGGTTGATCATTACCTGGAAGACTACCAGGCGAACCGCCTCCAGGCGGTACCTGTTCCTGGTTAGTACTTTGTTTTTTAGTACTTGTTCCCTTAGTACTTTTTTTCTTAGTACTTAGTAGTGGGCGGGTTTCCTGCTGCTGGGTTTCCGGCGGCCGGGTTTCCGCCTGTCGGGAACCCGTCGCCTGGTTTTCCGCAACTTTTGGCGGGCAGTCATATACAATATAGCGGATTTCCCCAAACTTTCCACCTTCGCCCCGTGGTTCCCGTTCGGTCTTTATGAACCCTTTTTGTTCCAGTTCTGCCCATGCTGTTTTGATGGCGTCCCGGCCTTCCTTCATGTTTTCGTATAGCCAGTTTTTATATAACACCCAGTCGTCCGGCAGGTGCAGCACGTAGGTAAGCAGCCCAATGGCTCGAAGGGATAAGTTAGAGTTAAACACCACGTTGGGAATGATGGTAAACCCTTTTTCGGCCTTAATTCTGATTATTCTGTTCATTAGGGGTAGAAAAGAAAAAACCGCCTCGGAGTGGGCCGTGCGGGGCCGTCGTCCAAAACGGTTAAATCGTTACATTTAAAGCCTCACAAATATAATACCCGCACGCATTACATTCGCGGTAGTGTAAACGAAAGTAGGTAATTTATTTTGTCTTATTCAAAAACCTGCGCACGCCGTTGCTGTCCGCTTTCCACGAAACGTAGCCGTTTGCGCCGAAGTCCAGCCGGTCGCAGACCTGGTGGCCGAAGTCGTTTTTTAATCGGTTTTCGTGTAGCTGCTTTGTTTCGGTAACCTCTTTGATGCGGGCCGTGGCTTCCTTATGGGCCTGCGCGTCGGCAAGCTGCTGCGGTGTGCCGATCTGTTCCCCTGGCAGGGCAATGTGGTACTTTTCTTTTAGGAACGCGTTAAACGCGTCGCTTCCATCCGGTTCAGGTTCCAGGGTGTGCAGTTGGGCGTCCAGTTCTTCCACCAGGCGCTGGTTAAAGTTCCTTTTTGCCTCAAACTGCTGGGTAACGATCTTACGGGCTTGTTCCACTTTGTCCCAAAATTTGCGCGTTGTGTCCAGGATACCGGCCGCAATACTTTCGCTAAACTCAAACGGCAGGACGGTAAAGTCCCGGTTATCCCGAAGTATGGCAATTTCTCCGTATTCGTATTCACATACCAGCATTTGCGTTTGCACCTGCACCACATATACGGGCGGTATGCCAGCTTCCCACTTATCCACTTCATAACCGCCGATCGTTTTAAGTTCCAGGGCGCCGTTACCCCTGCCATCGTGCTGGTTAATTTCCCGGTCCAGTGAAACGAATAACCACGGGTACTTGCTGTTATGCGCGTAGGCGTTCACACGCTTGCACCTGCGCACTTTACGGCCCGCTCTGTAGTTTTCTATCATCTTAGCCTGGTCGCCTTCCCAATACTCCCACAACTGCGCTATAAACGGCTCCTGTTCTTTACCCAGGAAACGGCTAAGGGTTTCGACACTGTAGCCCAGTTCCTGGCCGATCTTTTCGTAAAATAGTTGTATGCTGGCTTTGTAGGGTGAAAGGCCCATAATTACGCCTACTTCGGACGCTCCTATGCCTTGTTTGCGGTACTGTAACCATTGTTCCTGGGTCATGTCCTGGGTGGACACCAGGCGAATGTTTGCTTTCATTTGCTTGTAACGATTTGAAGTTTGAAGATAAATAAAAACGGGCTGGCAAATTCTGCCGGGATCCATGTGTGGACGGCCGCCGGGTTTGGTTGGGTACCTTCCGGGAAGGCTGGCAAAGTCCTGAACATGGGCAGCATACTAACCAGCCCGCAGTATGTTAATGCGGCATTTCACCGCCGGTATTGTCATTTCCAGCACCGGCTGCAGCCTTGCCTGTAGCTTTTTCCTGGGCCTTCTTTATGGCCGCTTCCGTTTCGCTGGTAGCTTTTCCCGCTTTGGTCTTCGGGTCCGGCTTAGGGAACAGTTCGGCCACGGTGGCCTCCTGGTTCTTAATCAGCGTACACATGCCGCGCAGGGTTGCCAGCTTTTCCAGGTCTATGTCTTCCACGCTTTTCAGTTCCAGAACCTGGCAAATTTGTTCATCCTTCACGCCCAGGCTGTGCAGGTAGTCCAGGGCCTTTTTACGGCGCGTTGGCAGCGTTTCGGCTGTTCCCTTCGCTACTTCCTTAATCTTGTCGTAAATGTCCTGTATGAGCGCGGCAGGAACCACCTTATACACCGCATTACGGAAGGCAATAGCGCACGCCGCCTGGCCTGTAACCACCTGCATGTCTTCGGTCATGGTTTCCATGCGTCCGGTTTTCCGGTTCTTCCCTGGCCTGGTCGGGTCGGGTTCCCACACGTTTTGCAGGATGGACCGGGAAACCTCAACCGTTACGCAGGTGTTCGTTTCCAGGTCGTGGCATATACCCTGGGCGGTGATCTTGCGGCCATCGTTGTGAATTACGCGGGCGCCCGCGCGTATGTTTCCGTAGCTGCTTACTACAATTTCAGCCAGGCGAACGCTGGGACCTTCCAGGGTTTTGCCACCCCTGGGCAGGGCGTACGCGCATGACTGGGCCACGTCTTCGTTAATCGTGGCTATGCTCATGGTTTTATCCATGAACGCCTTAATCGAACGCGGGAACGCCTTTGCGGTCGCTATCTGCATATCAATTTCGGCCTTTAAAACCAGGCTTAACTGCGCGTCGTCTTTCAGCACTTCCACGCTATTAACCTGGGTTACGTTGTCGTTTTGCTCCATAATGCGGCTTTTGAGCGGTTAAAAATTATTGTTTCTGTTCTACCTGGTCGGCCAGGTCGTTAAGCTGCTGGGCGGCGCTGCGTTCGTCTTCCAGGCGCTTTTTAAAAAATGCGTTGATCTTGTCCGGCAGTTCTGGCATGGAAACGTACCCGTATATTAACGCGCGGTCAATAACGGGGCGGCTATACTGCAACTTTTCCGCCATCAGTTCCGGGTCGCCCTTCCGGCGCAACCGCTTCCAGGCGTCGTGCAGTTCCTGGGATATGGTGCGGGGCCATTCGCGCTTGTTTTGTCGTGCCATAAGTAAATATTAAACTGTTTTATTGCGTCAAAATTAAACATTTCCGAAACATAACCAAAACATTTTTATAACGAAATAGAAAAGCGGGGCGGGTAACTCCTAATTTTTGCGGTTTTGGGACTTGTTGGGAAGGAAATAAAAAAGCCTGGGCCTTCACGGGGTCCCAGGCTTCCAGTTATGCCAAACTGTGCGCGTTACCGGTTCAAATATACTAAAATTCAGAATCTAAAAACCCGTTTATAAACGCCTCGCAGCACACCGTTGCAGCCGCCGACTTATTCACCGTTAAACAGTTGATCGCTTTATTAAGCTGCTCAATGCCTACCGGCGGGCCAGCTATCGAACCAATAGCCAGGCACATCGTACATTCAGCCTTTGTGGGCGGGTTGGTGTCCAAAAGTTTAAACGATACCACCGCGGCCAGCTTCACCGGTCCCGCTTTCACGGTAACATAGTATCCGTTTTCCTCGCTATCGTGGCGTTTCAGGAAATTAAAAATAAGGTCGGGACCGACGTATAACAGGCGTTCCATTAGCGAAAATTTAGCTTTTCAAAACCGCCGTTACGGATTTCCTGGAAACCGTTGTTACAGGCTTCCGCGTGCCCCAGTAGTTCCTGCGCCCTGGCTATGTCTTCCCGGATAGCCTTAACCCGGTTTTCCCGGTCCTTCCCCAGTTCGTTAAGGATAACGGCAGTAATTTGGTTTTGGTCGTTGCCGTGGTGCTGCCTTATCATGGTGAGGCACGCCTGGAGCGTTTCCTCCATTGTCCTGGGCCTGGCATTTACCACGGTGCTGGCCTGTTCGTTTTTTCCGTCCTTAATGCCTTGTATGTACGCTTTTTCTTCGCGTTCGCTGAACTCCTTACGGATACTTTCGGGCCACACGCCGTCGGTATCCACCAGGTGAACGGTGGCGCCCTTGTCGAAAACAATGTACTGTTTACCGGCCGGTATAGTAACGCGGCGGCTTTTCGTGCTGGCCTTAACGGCCTGGTTTGCTTTTGCCATAATAGCGGTTTATTGATTGTTAAAAAATACCTTCGGCCAGTCGCGGCGTAGGGTCATATAAATGTCGAAATAGTAGGTACGTGGCCCGTATGTAAGTTCCGGCCGGGCCACCTTTTCCACGAAGTCGCGCACGTCCTGGTCCCTGGCATCAGCGCCCATAAGGCGGGCCAGTTCTTCGCGGTGCCGGTAAATAAATTCGTACCGGTCGCGCCTGCGCTCTATCGTGGACCTCATGCGCATTAAAACGGTAGATCATCGTCCGGGCCTGCCACCGGCGGCTGCCCGCCCTGCGGTTGTTGTTGCTGGTTTTTTGGCGGTATGCCACCGGTTTGCTGCCTGGTGCTGGGCGGTACCTTTGTGGTGCCGGTGCGCTCCATTTTCCAGCATTTCAGCGTGTTCATAACGCCCTCTTTACCGTTCTTTGACCACTTCCGGCCGCGCAGGTCAACGCTGCATTTAACCACGTCGCCTGGCACGAAGTTGTCCAAAATATTAGCGTCGCCCTGGTGAAATTCCAGCGCGTACGTGTTGGGGTACTGTGCGTCCGTTTCCTGAACCCAGGCTACCCGCTTTTCAAAGTTGCCGAAGATTTCCGACGGGAAAACGTCGGTTAAAATCCCCTGAATAATTACCGTCATAGTTTGCGTGTTGGTATGTTGTTTAAAAAAGTGTGAATATATGGGGCCGCGTCCTTCGCGCCCTGCTGGGCCAGGTCCCCGACCAGTTCCTGGACCAGTAACACACTGTCCGGCAATGGTAGGCGGCTGTAAACTTCGTCGAACGCCCAGGCTTTGATATCATTAACCCGCAGTAACCAAACCGGCGGCGCGTCGCCATTGCTGGCCTGCCATGCGGGGGCTTCCATTTTTACGGTTTCTTCACCGATCGCGCCCTGGGCCTGCAATACTTTGAATAGTTCCAGCCAGGTAGGGATCCCGAAAACGTCGTTAAGGTCCTGTTTGGTCATGGGCCACGGGGTTGTGGTTATTGGTTTTGGCTGCGGCGCAGGTCTTCCACGTCTTCGGCCAGTTGGTCCGCCTGGGCCTGCATATCGTCCACCTGCTTTATGAAATTGGCCGTTTCTTCCGCTATATACTTCGGCAGCCAATAAGCCCGCACCTGGTCCATATATGCGCTGCTGGATATGCTGCTGCCGTAGCCGCTTTTTTCATACTGGAAAACCCAATACGGCGCTTTAGTGTCCTGTTTGGGTTTGTCCTGGCCTTCGCCTTTCAGCATGTTAAACGTAAGGTATGGAAACGGGGTATCGGTTGCCGCGGTCAATCGGTTGCCGCGTATAAATTTCGACACCTCCATTAAATCGGCGTCCAGGCGTGCGGCCGCGCGTTTGTTAATGACTTCCTGCAATGTATTTATTTGCTCCATTGTAACGATTGCCCGCAACCGGCGGGCGGCGGGTTAATTGTTTAACCGTATAAAAAGCAGGGTTTCCGCTTCTTTATACGGCGAAAATTGGGTATGTGTAAGGATTTGAAAGAACTCCCAGGGGTTGCGCTTGTGCCTTTTAACGCGCCTGTCCACCAGCTTTAACAGATTTTCCAGGCTGTTACTGCTGATTATATAGGCATCCTTCCGGCCTTCCCTTCGGTACTCCCTTTTTACGTGGAACACTACGCAATATTTTGGCGTCCTGTTCTTTTTCATAGGGCTTTATTTCAGGTCAAAAAATTGGCAGCCAGTGGTACCGGCGGCCACGGTAAAAGAAACCTGTTTATTAGCGTTCGGGTTGGCCGGGTCCAGGTAATCGGCTTTATAGCTGCCTGGTGCCAGGCTAATGGCAGCAAACCCGGACGCGCTACACGCGGGCGCGTTGGCGCTGTAGTTCACCCGGCCGTAATCCTGGCCGGATACCTTCACGGTAATAACTTTCGTCGCCGTTACCATGTTGGTGCTGTAGAACTTAACGGTGGCCTTTGTGGGGGCCGGTGGTGCTGGGCTGTCCACGGACTTGCTGCACGATACGATCGCCACCAGGGCGACAATGGTTAAAAGTTGTTTCATTGTTTTTTGTTTGAACCGGCGGGCAGCCTGCGGACCAGGATAAACAGGGCCAGCATGATGGCCGCAGCCAGTAGGTTAAGTAATAAAAATTTCATGTTGTAAAGGTTGGGAATGAAGGCCGGTGCATTACTCCCGGCCGATCTGGTTTAAAGGTGTTGGCCGTATGCGTCGGGAAATTCCATGTAATAACCCCACACTTCCTGGTCGCTTCCGCTGTGGTAGAAACGGTTCTTTTCAACTGGCTGCGGGGCGGGTGCTGGTTTTTCCGGTAACATTATTCCAGCCGCAGCGGCTGCCGCTGGGTGAACTCCCGCGCCCTGATTTACCGCCGCGGTTATAGTTTCTTCGTAGCTTAAAAAAGCGAAGCCCTGCGCTATCATGGCGTCGAAACCTTCGCTATCCATAGCATGGCGCGAAACGGCTACATATTGGCCGTTAATGGTAAAAAATACGTCGCCTGTACCGTTTTTAAATGCCTCGTTTATGGTGTTGTAAGTTGTCATAATTGTGTTTGTTTCCACAAATATAGTAAAGTTTCCGAAACATTACCAAAACGAAACCGAAATATTTTTATAACGCGGCCTTAATTTTTCGCAAAAGTCTGCCTATAACTACCACGCGGATGCCATTAAAAGCCACCAACATGCTGCCGTTTTTGCCACGGATGCACTTACCATCCGGGCGACGAACTGCACTACATGCCTGCCCTTTATATTTAGGGTCTGTAAACCGGTCGCCTAAATAAATGTAATCTGCCATACTATGGATTTGCTGTAAAAAATGCCCGCGCAAAGCCTGCGGGGGTGTTACTCCTTATTGTCTTCGTACGTTCAGTTTTCCCGCCCGTTTTCGCCATAATAGCGGACGTTTGATATATACGGCCATTTGTGGACTGGGCCACCGTAATAGGCTGTACGGGCTTCCTGGGTAGATCGGTGTTAAACTTGCCCCATAGGATGGTTTTTTTTGTGTACGGGTCGCCATAGTCGCACGGGTTAAAACTCATGGCGCGATACTTCGCGGCATGTGGTACCAGGCTTTCCAGGCGTCCGGGCGGGTTTTCCATTACCCAAAATTTCCAGGGGAACAGGTCGCGCAGGATTAACACAATGTCCACCAGCGCGGCCGCGTAGTCGCTTACGCTCCAATCCGGGCCGTATGGTTCCGGCGCCGGTGTTCGGTCTTTTTCAGGCCAATACTGGGCGCCTGCGCTCGATATGTCGGTGCAGGGTGGCGCCGCAATAAGGCCCCACGGTATGTAGCCATTTTCCTGGGCTTCCTCAATTTCCATTTGCAGCCTGGAAAACTTCGTAAGTATGCAGCCTTCTTTTTTGTAATCCCATAGCAGGGTTGGGTACCCGGCTTTAATATACGGCCTGGGCCACTTTCCTGAATAGTCGTATATACTAACTATCAATCGCTGGGCGGGGTATAAAGGTAGCTGCATGGCTTAGTCCATTAAACCGGTTAATAATGCGCGGGTATGCTCTTTTTCAACTTCGGGCAGGCTGGTAAGGTCTGCGTTTGTACATTGGAAAACCTGCCCATTGCTTAGAACTATGTAGCGGCCCAGGCAACTGTCCACCCATACATTGCCTGTATGCGCTTGCATGTGGAAATAACCGGCGCGGCCGCACCATTCTGCGTCCCGGTTAGTACAACGCGTTTCTTTTTCAACCCGGTATTTTTGGGCTGTCCGGGCCAGGTGATCGTTCATTTCTTCCAGGCTGAAAAACTGCATGTTTAAAAATTTTGGTAAGTCAAAGCCCAACACGTCGAACATTATGCCGGGGTCGTCATTCCACTGAAGCAATAGCTGGGCTATCATTTTTTTAACGCCGTCGGTGGTCGGTTCCTTAACTACGTTTTCAATCCCGGCGCCCCATATACTATTCAGTTTCGCGGTTGCCTTTATGCGCTCAAATACCTGCGCTTCCAGGTCGGATAATTGGTTTGTCATTTGTAACGATTTGTCACAAATATACACGTTTTAGAAACATTTCCGAAACAATACCGAAATATTTTTAAAACAAAACCCGGCGCGTGGCCGGGTCTTTTCGATCTTTAAGGGCTTCCATTTATGCGGCAAGTTCCACACGGATGCCGCCGATTATCTTACCGCCTACGGTCCGGGTGCGGTTATAAACGCCGTCGCCGTTGGCACTGCCGTTGTTGTTGGTATTCCCTTCCACGGTGTCCACCACGGTGCTGCGCCGCTGGGTTACAATGAATACATGCCCGGCGCCGTTGCCCAGGTCCATAATAGCCACGTCGCCCTCCTGTAGTTCTTCGGGCTTCACTTTCTTACCCTTGTATTCGTTCCATTGCCTCATGCACCCGCCGGTTCTTACCAGTGGGTTTTTAAGGCCCAATTGCTGGGCCGCCTGGTCATAGCACCACACAACAAAGGCCATGCACCAGGAATAGCCTTTTCCCAGGCCCACGGCCTTTAAATACGCTTCCACTTCCGGGCCGTCGTTATTGCCGGTAAGTTCCCGGACGCCCACCTTGCTTTGGGCTATTTGCATGGCGCGGATAGCCAGTTTATTGCTTTGCGGCTCCATTACCGGGAACAGCTTTGCCAGTGTTGCAGGACCTACCAGGCCGTCCGCGGTTAAACTGTTGGCCGCCTGGAAGGCTTTAACGGCGGCATAAGTTTTGGCCCCGGCTATCCCGTCCACTTCCAGGGGGCCGAAGCCGCGGGCGTTCAGTTCGTTTTGTACGCGTTTAATGTTCATAATATGGCTTTAAAAATGAAGCCCCAAAATAGGGCGGTTAGTAACAAAATTACCAGGTAAGTAATGGTACGTACCCAGTCGATGCGTGAAGGCATAAAAATTGGTTTTTGGTTAACGTTTTAAATGATCTACCGCCACGCCTGCCAGTATAGCCGCGGCCAGCGGTTTGCCCCAACGGTTCCACCAGTTCACCCGGTGCGGCACCGTAATGCTGGTTACTCCCAGGGTGGTAATGGCTGGGTTTGTGTTCAGTACCTGTACCGTGGTGGACCTGCCCAGGTTCAGGAAACCGGTTTTGTTTACCAGGGTGCGGTAGTGTAGTGTATTTTCAATCTGCACGCTGTCCAGCCATACGCCCACGCGCGTAACGCGCCCGCGGAACGAAATAGTGCTATCCAGGTACATGAAGGGACGGGGAACACGAACGTAATTACTGTCGGCGCACGGTGCAGGTTCGGCTGCAGTCCTGGTGGCCGTGTCTTCGGGAACGGGTAAAAACGGGGCCAGCTTGCCGCCGGTCTTAAATTGCTGGATTATCCGGGCATATTCCTGCACCGTCTTAACGCGTTTAGCGTCCTGTTTTTTCAGGGCAAAAATAGTGTCGGTTAAATCCTTCAACTGTTCGGCGTTCGTCGCCTGTAGCTGCTTATTTTCAGCCACAAGCTGCCCGCGGGCGTTTTCGATCTGCACGGCCTGCCTGGCTACGCTGTCCAGGTCCAGACGAAGATCCGCGACGGCCTGCCGGTTGTTTCTACATTCGCGCAGGGATAGGATTAAAATAACTGCCAATAAAGGCAACGCCCAGCGGGATAGCCGGGCGTAAATGCTTTTCAGTTGTGTAACGTTTATCGCTTTCATGCTTTGCCTGTTTCGATAAAATTACGGGTTCTTTTCGATATTGTCCGGGGGCGCTGGTTCCACAACCGTGGTTTTTGTTTCCATCGTTGTGGTTGCGTGTGGGCGCCTGCCTGGTGCGAACTTTTCCAGGACGGTGGTACCCATCCCGACGACGGCCAGCCACATGACTGCATCCACCAGGACCGGGTCGACCTTCACGTCGGCCACCAGGTCGGTAATGAACCCGCCAATAATAACCGCGGACGCTACCAGGGAAACCACACGTTTATGGCTTTTGCCCGTGTTGGTGCCGATCAGGTCCAGCAAAAATTTACGCATAGGGTTACTTTTTAAAGATTAGGGATAAAACATAAGTGAATATACCGGAACCGAAGGCGCCGACAAGGCCCCATATCCATTTTAGGTACAGGTCCGATTTTACGGCGTTGGTTTTGATCGTGTCCAGTTCTTCCCGCAGTTCTTCGTTCTCTGTTTCAAGCTGCTGAATACGCCCTACCAGGCCGCCGTCCTTTGCAATGTCGCTACCCATTAAGGCTATGTACATTTTATCCACCTTCATGCCCAGGGTGGCAACTTCGGTTTTAATGGCCGCTACATCGTTTTGCATGTGGTTGAACTGTCGTTTTTCGTCTTCGGTCATAACCCAGGTTTTAACTGTTAACATGGCTTCCATTGTACTGCGATTTTTGGGCCGGGTTAAATGTGGGTCGGGTCGAATATGGGTTAAAAAATGCCCGCCATGTACGGTATGGCGGGGTTTTTCTAAATAGCGTAATTCTGTAAAAAAACGTCCTGCATACGGCCGCTTACCAGCTTCATGCCTGCATAGTCCCAGTGGTTTGCGTCGCGCAGGGTAGCGTCGGACGTTACCACCGCGTAGGCGTCCTGCCGCTGCGCCACCACTTCGTCGATGGCTGTATTATACGCGCTGTAATTGCTCATAAACTTTGTGGCAACGATCGGCACCTGGCCGTACTTCGCGCGTATCTTATCCCAATGGGCCAGCGTTTTGGTTTTCCATGTGGCTGTGCTGGTGCCTGCTATTGCGTCGTTAATTCCCTGGGAATAGAACAGGTAAATAGACGGCGCCGAACCGGTCAGCGTGGTAAGCAGGTCTATGGCTTCGTCCACCCTGGTTTGGAAGGTGTTCCAATAGCCGGACGCGTCGCCTACGTCCCACTGGGCTATGGTGCTGGCCCCCTGGCCTGTCTTCACCAGATAACACGGCGACGGTATAAACGTGCCAGCTTCCACCCGGTTGGCTAACATCAGTTCCCAGCCGTGCGTGGTCCCGTTTGATAGGCCCGTATGTCCTATAAGGTTGTTTGTACCAATGTCCAGGGCTTCAAAAACAAGGCTGGTATTATTCAAAATTTGCACCGCGGGCCTGGGTGCCAGTTCTTCCGTGGTTGCCTCGCTGTTCAAAGCATAACCGCCGCTATTGCTTTCGCCTGTGAAAACTATAAGCGGAACGCCCGCCGAAGCCGTTACCACCGGCGCCATTACCCAGCTTTGCAGGTCCATGTCTTGCAGGGCTACAATGTAATAGCCTTTTCCTTTTTCAAAACCGGTTATTCCGTTAATCATGCGCCCAGGCACGTAGCTTTTTAGCGGATTATCCACTAAGTAAATAACCGCCGTATTAAGGGCGGTTATTCCTGCATTAACGAAAGTAACCGTTTGTTTTGCCACCACTGAATTGGGGCGGCTTCCAAAAACGTTTACCATAGTGTCAAAGATTTATTAAGTAGTTAAGCCCAGCCCTTCGCCATGCTCTACGCGGCTGGCACCCGAAGCCAAAATACCTTTTACAAAAATGTCGGTTACCCCGGATAACACACCGGTATGTGTATGCAGTGTGGTGAAGCTGCTGCCGCCATTGGTGGACAATTTTACCAGCACATCATTGCCGGAAACTTCCAGGCGCATAATGTTACCGGCAGAAACGGCACCCAGTGCGGTGGCGCTGCTGTTGGTCGGGCCTGTTGTTGTGTTCATACCGCCGCCGAACTGGTAAACGGTAGCTAATACAACATTGCCTGCGCTGGACCACGCGTAATTGGCGTCGTCTGTAGCGACAAGGGCAATAACAGCCGCGTTACTATCCCCAACTGTTGGGGGAACGGTTTGCTGTATATAGTTCCCGTTAACCTTAGCCAGTTTTTTAGTGGCCGTTCCGCCTTGTGGGTTTGTTCCATTACCCTGAAGATCGCCGCCGCCTGCGTTTGTAGCGTTCTGCAACTGCGCCCACACAATGTCCTCAACCGTTCCGCCTGCGCTTTGGGTTGTTGCGCTGGAAGTGGCGTAATTACTGTCGGTATAACCGGCAGCGGTCGCGCGTACGCGGAAATAATACGTCGTTCCTGCGGTAAGGCCGGTATTGTTGTAGCTGGTGCCGGAACCGCTGTAAATGCCGGAAACCAGGCCCGTGGTAAAGCTGCTGTTTGTGGCGCGGTCCACTACGTAGCCGGTGGCGTTTGCCACGGCGTCCCATGCCAGGTTGATCTGCGTTTGACTGGCCGCCGTTGCCGTAAAGTTTGTCGGCGTGTTCAGTTGGGTAATGCCGGATAATGGCGGCACCAGGTAGGCGGTTAAATCCATGTCCACCTTCGCAACCATGTAATACCCTTTATTCGCAACAAAACCGGAAATTCCGTTTATGGACCTTCCAGGTACGTAGCTTAATAGCGGGTTATCCACCAGGTAAACCACCTCCGTGTTTGTGGCGTTTATCCCGGCATCCACGAATGAAACCGTAGTTTTCGCAACTACGGCGTTGGGCGCGTTGCCCTTTATATTGTTTGCCATTGTGCTGGGGTAAGTTAAAAGGGCCACCCTGGAAGGCGGCCCGTGTTAAAAATGTGGTTAGAAGGAAACGGTGCCGTTTGTGAATTGTCCCGTATGTTCCACCCCGGCCTTGTCGGTGTACTTGAAGTACTGGCCCGTGTAATCGGTGGTAAAATCTACGGTTATTTCCTCAACGCCGCCCACTTCTATGCTCATGGTCTGCGGTGTCCCTACCTGTGGCGTGATCGCGTTGAACTCAAACAACTGGTCGGCATCGGTAGCGGTTACCGTACCGGCTACGCCTGCGCCGCTGTCGGTTGTGGCTGCGCTAAATTCCAGCGTAGTATCGAAGGTTGTCGGAACTGTGGTACCGGCAAAAATCGGGCTGGCTCCGCGTTCGGGGCTGAACTTCGTGCGCCATGTGATAACCCCGGCAATGGTTTCGATTTCGTCCCGTCCACGGTTCAGAACGTCGTTCATGCTCACACGGGCCAGGAAACCCTCGTTACCGCCGTAAATCTTTCCGCCTTCGGTTTCGTACCAAAAACGAAATTCGCCGCCACATTCCAGCGCACGCATAAAGTCATAGTTTGCCTGGCTTACGTCGTCGATCGTGAAGTTAATAGTGTGGTCCTTACCAATAACCACACGGCGGCCGTTACTGATTTCCTTTAAAACATCGGCAGCGGCTGGCTTATCCCCGATAACGGTAAGGGGGCGTATGTAGTCGTTGCCGGTGGTGCTGGTTTGGCTCATGCGTGCCAGCCATTCGGTTGCGGCCAGCCAGTTGGTAAACGGGGCGGCCGTCTTTTTTGCGATAAATATGCGGCGTATCTCGCTATAATTCACCTGGGGGTTACAGTCGTCAAAACTCACCACCGGCAAATTAATGTCGCAGGTCGTCGCGCATGTTGGATTTGGCATAAACTGAAAATTTTAATCGGTTAGTAAAAACGTTGTGTCAAATATAAAACTTTTCCATTTGCTCCCTTATGGTTTCTGTACCACGTTGGAAAACCCGAAGTCGCACCCGAACTTGCCCGCCCAGGCAACCACGTACATACTGCCGTAAAAGGCGGCCACGTCTATGGTAATGCCCGCAGCAAATTGGGTATTTGTGTAATCAATGCCCACGGCCAGCACCGGCGTATCGGTTGGGCTGTTCAGCCTGTAAAAACGGACCGTCGAACCTGCGGGCGCTGTTCCTGAAAGTGTGTAGTTGCTGCCTGCCTGGGTTATTGGGTTCAGCCCAGGTGCGGATCCTACGCAGTCGGTAGCCATGTTTTCCCCGCAGCCCTTTTTTAGCAAAATGGTTTCCGAAAAAAGCACGTCCACAATTGACAAGGCGCCGGACGCTTCCAGGGCGCTGTTTACGTTGGATTTCTGTATTTCCCCGGTGCGCACCCCGTTTTTTGTGGTCAATAACACATGGTCGTGCATCGGCAGCAATACCAGGGATTTTTTAAGGAAGTCCGGCACGGGCGCCGTCATACGGTAGGTAATAACAGCCTTTTGAAAGGTCGGTATTAGTTCGTCGTTCCCGTCCCTGGTGCCGTCTTCCACTATTTCCGGTTCGCTGGCCGTAATGAAGGTATCCAGGTAGGCCACGTTTCGGAAATAGGGTTTACTGCTGCTTTGCTGCTTATCGTTGTACATGATCGGTCGCAGGTCGTTGTCGTTATACCATTCCAGTTTTATAAACGGTATGTCGTCGTCGTCGGCAATGTTAAAACCAACTTCCGGCACATAAAACATTTCCGAAAACCGCAGCACGCCGTCGGGCCAGGATAGGCGCGAATAGTACCACCCTGGTGCCAGGTTCATATTGCCACCGGCACCTGTGGTCAGCGCCCTGCCGTCGTATGTAAAGTATTCCCGGCCTTCCACCAGGCGCACCCGGAAGAAGGGAACGCTGGCCGAAATGTCGGCGGCTTTTACCTGGGTGTTTATCTCGAACACTTCCCAAAGGTTTGGCATAAGGCCCGCGGTATCCTTCACGAACTGGAAGGGTAAAAGGGCATCCCGTGGGCTTACCAGCTTATAATCGCAAACCGGTTCCACGTTTTCGCGGTACCGGTTTTGCTGTTCCAGCTTTTCATACCAGGGGAAGGCTATAGGCAGTTCATTAAAAAGCATATCATTGGTTTTTAAATAATTGTATAAAGTCCGGGCGCCAATGTAAGGCTTTCATTTGTATAACTGTACACGTTACCGGCGCAATCATATTCATAGTGGTAGTACTCGTAATAACTTCCCCCGTAAAGGTCGTATGTCGTACCTGCTGGAAACTCCCCGTAGGTAAAGTTATACCCGCCCCCTGCGTAATATGTGCCGGTTACCTTTATGTTTACTTGCAGGTTCAGGCCTGTTACGTCCATCGGCGTGGTACCGGCTGAATTGCTGTAAAAGAACAGCCGGAACAAACCGCGTTGAAGTTCGCCCCCGTCGGTTTCATACCCAAAAGCTGGTGGCGGCGGGCATCGTTGTGTAATGCCTTCATATTGAAAATCTACCTGCTGCAACCGCACATAAATATCCGGAAGGACGCGCAAAAATACCGTCGCCTGGTCGTTCCCCGTGCCATTGCTGGCCGTGTAAATAAAGCTATCCACGCCCACATAGTTTGCCGGTGGCGTGTAGGTAAAGGCGCCATTTGTGCCAATGCTTACACTTCCACCCTGCACGGTTGGGAAGGTTCCGGCCAGTACCGAAAGGGTTCCTATGCCGGTGGTATCGTTGCCCAAAACACCAGGCGCCGCAACGCTTAAATTTTGGTTTCTCTTTGTCACGTAAACGCCGTCGTCGTTGGCTACTGGGTTATTCGGGTCGCGCACTTCAATGGTTACGGTAGCCGTATCAGTAAGGCCCGGCGTGTCCTTAATGGTGTACGTGAAAGTGTCGAAGCCCACATAACCAGTAGGGGGTGCATAGGAAAACGAACCGTCCGCATTTACCACCACGGTACCACCCTGGGCGCTGGTTGCGTCGAAGGTATCCAGGGTAAACGCCACGTCGTCGCTATCGTTTAAGAACAGGCCCAGGCTTTGGGGTATGTTTAACGTGGTGTTTTTGGACGCTATATAACTGTCGTTATTGGCTACCGGGGCCTGGTTGGCGGGGCGTACAGTGATCGCCACCAGGGCGTTGTTGCTGGGTTGCGCCCAGTCGTCCAGGATGCGGTAAACAAAATAATCGTCGCCCACATACCCCGTGGCAGGCGTGTACAGGACTGTTTTATTAGGCTGCACCACGGCCGTACCATGCGACGGCTGGAGCATGATCTGCACGGCGGTAATTTGTGCGCCTGCATCCGGGTCGGCATCGTTTGCCAGCACATTGACCATAATAGGCACGTCTTGGTAGGTGGTAACGGTGTCATTATTGGCGACCGGCGCCGTATTATTGGTTAACCCCTGGTCGGCGGGGTACAGTAGTTCCAGTTCCAGGCTTTCGTCCTTAAACGAAAACGTTGCTTTATCCACGGTTCCAATGCCCAGCGCCGTTTTAATGGTATTATCCGGGTTGAACACGTCCCCGCAGCACAATGGAATGGTAATTTTTTCGCCCTTTTTGGTCGGCTTCGTGCTGTAAAACTGCGTTTGCACGTTGTTCATGTTACCGCTGCTTAATGGCCGGTACCATTTGTGGTAATCCCGGTGAAGCTGCGCCCAGGCCAGGGAATTGTTCAGGCTGCTGCCGCCCAATATCGGGCTTTCGGTTACTATGTAATAGCTGGTTCCGTCGAAGTCGCAGGCCACAAATACAAACCCGTCGTCGCTCACCACCTTGCTATCCGGGTCGGGGTTGCTTAGGCATAGTTCCACGTCGGTGGTTACCTTGTCCACGCTGTGGGTTTTGATGCTGTCCCGGCTGCCCTGGGAAACGCACCCGCCGCTGTATATGATCGGCAGGCCCTGGAAGTCGCCGTACCCGGCCTCCATAAACTTAAATTCTTCCCGCGCCGGGATTTCCTCATTTTCATAGGTGTACTTCCGCTTCCCCACCATGTATTTGGCCCAGCGGGGCTGTGTAAGGTCAAAGCCCTGGGTTTTGGTAAAATAGCTAATATGTTCCATGCGCACCGTGGTGCCTTCCACCCGCCACCGCACGTTAAACATTTCGGTAAGGGCTTCCATTAGCTTCTCAAACGAAAGATTTGCCTTTGTGGCGTTACCGGTCGCGGTCGGGCGTTTTACGTCCGACTTTTGGAACAGGGTAATAAACCGGGTTTTTGATCGCAGGCCGGTTACATAGTTCACCGTACTGGGTACATCGGGGTTTATCTGAAAGAAATTTGAAACGAATGTAAAGCCTGGGCAAAAGTTGCCCATAAACAGGTTAATAACATCGGTCAGGCTTAACCCGTTGTCAATGGTTACGTTTGTGGCGCTGTCACCTATTATACTACATTGGTAAATAGTCTGTTGGTATGTGTCGCCGTAATTGGGGAACGTGTATTTACACGCATACGTGCGCACGGGACGCGCGTACGTGCGCGAACCGCCGGGGCAGCTATCGGCTATTAAAATCCATTCGCTGCCTGGTTGGGGGTCGCTACACGCCACGGTGATAACTTCCCGCGCCCAGTCTGTTTGCATATAACACTGGCCGGGTGTAAAGTCCCTTTCCTCTGTATAAACATACCCGTAAACGCTCCACCCCTGGCTCCACGGGTCGCCGGTGCCGCCCCAGTAGTAGCTTCCGCAGTCGCCCGTATCCAGTGGCTGCGGGCTGCTGGTATAGCTAACCTTCTCAATTGTTATGTTTGTGGGGTTCAGGTAAACGGTGCGGCGCGTGTAAATGTTCTGTAGTAGGTTCAGTTCTTTGCTTTTGTTGTCTTCGTAGCACTGTTCCTCTTTAATGTCGTCCAGCTTTATCTCAACTTCGCACCGGTCCAGGTCCCACGTGCCGTCGTTGAAACTCATGCGGCCGGAAAACCACGGTACCCAGCTTTCCTGCCCGCCTGCCATGCAACGGCGTTCAACGGCTATTTGCACGAAGTCGCACCGGTAAACCGATTGTTCCAGCTTTAACAGGTTCGCGTAGGCTTCGCCCCGAAACAGTATTTTACTGGGCAGTTCGTTTTTATAGTCCAGCTTCCCCTCGTCTTCCCGGCTCCACTCTATCGTAAAATTAGATTCGCCCAGGGGCGCCACTTGCAGCACCCCCAGGCGGTTAGTTACTACGTACCGAAACTTATTTTGTGGTTGCCTCATGCCTTTGGTGTTTTAGTCGTTTTGTTGCCTCGTTTTTCGTAATAATGGGTATGATCTTCCCAGCGTTCCACCCGGTCGCGTTCGCGCTGGGCCAGGTAGGCCACGTTTTCGCCTATGTTCTTCACGTCGCCGCTGATATCATTGCCTGGCACTTCGGCCATTAAAGCAGCCTGTTTATAGTCGTCGCGTTCGCGGACCACCCGTATAACCGCTTCCGGCGCGTCGCTGCTTAACCGGATGCCCATACCCTGCAACATGGCGCGTAATGCGTCTTCATTCATGCCGCCCAGGTCGTCGTTGTTGATCGCTTCCAGTAAGCCCGCATACTTCGCCGCCTGGCTTTTCCTGGTTACATGTTCGCCGCCTTCCAGTTCCACCACGTCGCCGGTGCCGTCCACGGCCTGGTATTTCTTACCGCCCTGGCTGTGTGGTTTACCGTCAATCCATCCACCACCGCCGAACGATTGTTTTTGCTGGTTCACAAGCTGGAAGGCTTTAACCTTCGCGGCTACGAACGCCCCCGTCATTAAGGCAATGGTGGCAATAGCCAGCGGGATACCTACAAACGGTATTGAGGCCAGGGAACTGAAAATTTTAGTAGCTGCGGTTATCAGGTTGGACGCCTGCACGATGGTATCGAGTACTAACTGGGCTTTGGCAATTTGCGCCTGTTTGGCTTGCAGTTCTTCCTGCTGCTTTATTTCGTCTTCCTTCGCCTTCTTTTTTTCGTCCAGTTCGGCCTGTATGGCTTCCACGTTGTTAGCCAGGCCCGCGTCCCGTAGGTCCTTTTCCTTGTCCAGTTGGTCCTCCAGGTCGTTAATACTGTCGTCTATTTGGTCGATAACTTCCTGTTTTTTATCAATTTGCCGCTGGTATTGGTCTATGATGAAGTCGGTAATTTGGCTTATACTGTCCAGGGCTTTCTGTGCTGCATCAGTAACGGCCGCGCGTTGTTCTTCGGTCAGTTCGCCCAGGCCCAGCATTTTAAACCAGTCCACGCCCTGGCTGGTGGCTGCCGCTTCCTTCACCGCCTGGCCCAGCACCTTCTGTAGTTCCTGGACCTGCTTTTTAGCCTGTAGCACTACCGTGCTGTTTTCGGCGTTGCCCTGCGCTATAAGGGCGTCAAGGGCCTGCTGCGCATACTTTAGCTTCACTTCCAGGACGGCCACCTGTTTCTGTTCCTCAATGCCTGGAAGATCGGGCAGGAATTTAGCCGCCGTTTCTACTTCCAGCACTGCGCGTTCTTCCTGGGCCTGGATTTGCTTATTTGTAAATTCGTCCTGCGCTTTTTTGGTATCCCGTATCTGCGCTTCGTTCAGTTGGTCGATAAGCTGCTGCCGTAGGGTCGCTTCGTTTTTAAACTGTTCTTCGATTTCCTTTTTCTTTTCGGCATAGCTTAACCGTATGGTTTCGATCTCTTTTACGATGCCTTCCTCCCTGTATTGGATGGTAAGCTGGGACGCTTTAAACTGCAACGCCGCCCGGTCGGCGGCTTCCTTCTTATCAATTTCGGCCAGTTCGGCGCCCAGTGTTATACGAAGCTGTTTTATAAGGGCCTGTTTGCTTTGTTCCGCCTTCGCGCTTAGTGACTTTTCGTTTTCCAGTTCAGCAATGCGGGCGTTAATGGCTTGCCGTGCCTGGGCGCGTTCCTTGTCGTAGCCTTCCTGCATGGCGTCAATGCGGGCCTTTTCCAGTTCGGCGGTAAATTTTATCTGCTGTTCCAGGATTTTTTTACGTTCTTCGGCGGCTTTTTTAGCGGCTTCGATTGCCTTTTTTTCCAGCTTGTCGGCTTCGTCATTCCGCTGTTTGTCGCGCTCCACGCGCTTAATTTGTATTTCGTTTTCGTCGTCGGCCAGTTGTTCCTGCCGCTTTAATAGTTCGTCTTCCAGCTTCTTATTGTCTTCGGCCGATAACTTCCGGCGCAGGTCCTGGTCGTTGTAAATTTTAACGAAGTCGTTATACGCCTGCCTGCGCAGGTTTATACGGGATGCCAGGGCCTGGCCTTCAATGGTAGTAATTTCACTTTCGGCCTTGCCCTGTGCTTTTGCCTGGGCCACCAGTAGATCCGTGCGGCGTCGTAGGCTGGCTTCGTCCAGGTCTAAAAGTAATTTTTGCGCTTCCAGGGCGTCGTTCAGGTCCTTTGTAGCTTTTTCCGCTTCCTCGCTTCCATCGGAAAACGCAATAAGGGCCGTTACCAGGGCCGCAATACCTACCAGGATGGCAGTAATAGGGTTCGCCAATAATGCGGCTGTAAACGCACGCGTGGCGGTCGTGGCTGCGGTTGTAGCAACTGCCTGCCCGGTTTCCGCTGCTGCCAGGGCCGTGGTGGATACTGCGGCGCCCTGCTGCGCACGGGAAAACAGTAAAACACTTAACGCGCTGTCCTTATTCAGCGCATTGGCAACCGCCTGGATACCTTGCAGGACCGCCATAGCGCCGGTTACCTTTTGGATAACCTTTTGCACGTCTTCGTTTTCATTACCGAACAGGGCGGCCGCTCCCTGGGCTGCTGTAAATGCACCAGCCAGGGCGCCAATGGCCTGAATACCGGCGTCCAGGTACTTAGTATCCGAAGCCAGCACGCGCACACGTGCGGAAACGTCGCCTATTTGGTCCTCCAATTCACCGGCACGCACCGCCATGTCTTTAAACTCCTGGGTATCCCCTTTGCCTGCCAGTTCCATCTCCGCCATTGCGGCCTTTAATTCCCGTAATTGGCCTTTCAGGCTTTTTTGCTTCACTTCGGCGCCACTGGCAGCTTCGCCCAGTCCTTCCAGGAACCCCTCGGCTATTTGTAACTGGGCGTTCAGGGCGGCAAATTCTTCACTATTGGAGTCCAGGGTTGCCAGGGTTTGCTTCGTAGCCTCTACCACCCCGTTAAGTACTTCCAGTTCATCCACGCCGCTGGCTAACAGCTTTTCAAATTCTTCCAGCTTCGCGGTGTCCAGGTTAAATTTAATGGGCTTGTTTGCGTTGGCGCTGAACTTTGCCAGCATGTCGCTGAACTTTTGCACCTTCTTTTCATAATCACCGGTTACGCCTTTGCCGCTCAACGCGTCGCCCAGTTCTTTACCCAGGCTTTTGGCCTGGTCACGAAGGGCTGCAGCCTGTTCTGCATCCACCTGCATGGTGGTACCCAGCTTTTCCCCGGCGGCGGCGGCATCGTTGAACCCCTTTTGCATGGTCTTCGTGGCGTCGGTAACGTCCGCGTTAAGCTGGTCCACACCCTTGTCGATGGCGTTTAAACCTTCAAAAAAGGTGGTCGCGTCCACCCCGAACGGTATTAAATATTCATTTGCCATTGTGCTGCTTTTGTTGTTTTTGTTGGTATAGTTCACGTTCCCGGTTCACCCGGTCCCGCCATAAGTCGAACAGCTTCCAGTACTCGAATACGTCCGTGGCCTTGATCTTGTCGTATTCGCTTTTAACTCCGCCCGCCATGCTCCACCATACCTCCCGCCACATATTCCGCATGTCCTGGACTTGTAAATAGATCGGTTTCATAGCGTCCAGCCCGCGCCCTTTTCGGTTTACTGGTTCCCCGCCATGTCGCTGCCTGGTTGGCCCGAAATGATGCGGGTAACTGTCCTGTAAACTTCTAAAAAGCCACTTACTGAACTGGACGCTACCGTGAAAAAATCCCGCATGTCTATGCCTTCGGCCTTCCAATCGGCAATTTTTTTGTTAACCATGTCGCTGGTGAACGCGGTACGGTCTTCGTCGTCGCTATTGATGAACAGGGCGCATATTTTCAAAACCGTGGGTTCCCGTTCCTGCACCTTCACAATGCCGCGCATCATGTCGTTAACCAGCACGGCGCTGTCGGCAAATTTTTGTTTGTTGATAAGCTGGTAAAGTTTTTCCAGCTTTTCGTACATGCCCTTAAATGTCAGGCCGTAGCCCAGTTCCTTCTCCAAAATTTGCAATTCGGCGTACCTCTCAATGGTTAGCGCCCCTTCAATGCGGTACGTGGTGCCGTTTGCCTCGAACACCCCGGCCGTGAAGTCGATACGTTTTAATTCGTCTTTCAGTTCTGCCATTTGTTTAGCGGTTTTCAAGTTTGTTAATGATCGGGGCCAGGATTATAGCGGTAAGGATGGCCCCGCAGATTGTTAGTAATAGCCCGAACAGGATAGCCAGCGGGTTGCGGTATCCATCCCAGGCGCCTGCCGCTTCCGTGAACAGGAAAAACCAAAGGGCAAGCTGGCCGGATATACATTTTACGCAGCCCCACACGGGCGCGAAAAACCACCGGCCCTCGTACCGGTTACCGAAACGGAACCACCAGTTTAAAACAGGCTCATAAGCCAAAACGCCCCGGTATATGGCAGCCACAACGCCACAACCCAGGGCAAGCGCGAAACAGTCAAGTAAAAGCGGAAACATGGTTATAAAATTTAGGTTTAAAAACACTGTTGAAGGTTCCAGTTGATGCCGTCCAGGCATTTGGCTGGTACGTAATATTTGCACGTCAAGTCGATGCCGAAAAATTCAAACGGCGGCCGCAAATATTGCCGGTCCGCCTCGCTGTATGTGTACCGTCCGAACAGGGCCACGTCCTGGGGCGGTATTCGTGCCACGTCCACCGTTAACCTGGTGAATATGCCGACGTTTTGCGGGCTCTTACCGGCCAGGGTGTCAATGATCGAAGCCATACAACGGCCGGAAATTTCTTTATAGTTATCGCCTACCAGGTTGGCCCGGTTCAGCCAGCATATTAAGCGCAGGTTTGAACTGTAGCCGGTTTGCCCGTGCAGGCGCCCTGTGGTCGCTATGCCGAAGTCTTCAAAATACAGGATTGATTTTTTGCTACTGTCCGGCGTTAACGCTATTTCCTTTCCCTGGCAGTCAACGCCCAGCACGTCATAGCTTACCGGGAACCGCTTAACGATCGCGGACGCGTTGGGGTCGTCCAGGTTGCTGTCGCTGGTGGTAACGGTCTGCGCCATTCCGGCCAGCACTTCAATAAACGGCAGCGTTGCCAGCTTGTCGCGCAATACCGTAGCTAATTCTTTGTTCAATTTGCTTTAATTTAAAGGTTGAAAAATATAACCGCCTGCGGTTTTTGCCCTGCCAGATATTACGTTATGGATGCTTCTAAGATTGATGCCGGTTATTTCGTTCGCCTCCTTTATTCCTGCAAAATCCTGAACTACTTCACCGCTAACAGTAATTTGCCGTATGGCTTTAATGGGTTCGGCGCGGTTTTTACTTTTGCGTTCCCCTCTCAACATCTGTTTTACCGCTTCCGTAATATCATATTTCCGATGGCAGGATGGGCAAAGCATTATAAAATTTTCCCGTTTTTGTTCGTATTCCATGCCCTTGATTAATGCCCATTCAAACCTCTTTGGTTTTTTGCTTTTACAGGCTGGATTTTCGCATTTTGTTGCTTTACCGAACCTCCTAATTAACCATTTGTGAACTGCGTTGTATGACATTTTTTAGGGTTTAAATTGTTCAAGTACTGCTACCACTTCGCCCACTACCACATCGGTAAGCGTTTCCCGGTCTTTATCGGTCAGGCCCTTGCCTATGAAGTCGCCGTACCGCTCCCGGTTCCAGTTCATTTTATCCTGGGCCTCTACATTCGTGGCGCCCAGTGGTGCCAGGACAATGGCGCCGCGCTGTTCCACCTTCACCGGCTGCATGTTCGCCCACATCTTGTTGCTATATGAAAGGTCCACGTGTTCAGTTTGCAGGCCCTGGGCCGCTCTAAATTCCTTCCAGTTGGTGGTCGTGTCATAGTGGCCGGGGTCGGGGTCGCCCTTCTTTTTGCGGCGCTTCTTTTTCCCCTCCCCCTGCGCACCTGTTTGGGGGTTTACCCCGTGGTTTTCCAGGAATTTAGTACCGGACGCGTTCAACTCCTTACCATGAAGGAACCAGGCGGGTATTTTATTCACGCTGTACACGGCGGCAAACCCTTTGTCTTTAATGTTCCGTTCGGCCAGGGCTTTGGCGGATAGGGTCAGGGTAACAGCAATGTCCGGCAGTTTGGCCTCCACGGCCTCCCGTATTTGCTTTATCCGTTCCTTGAAGTCTGAAAGGTTTGCCATATCGTGTAACTGATTTACTTAGCTGTAAATGCCCGAAAAAAAGGGCTGGTTTGGTTGCTCCCGGCATACGTAACAATTCGACGCGGTTACGTCGATAACGGCAGCCAGGTAGGTAACGCGGTTTTCATATTCAGCACGGAAGTGGTTACGCTTCCCCCACAAATACTCCCGCGCCATCGTGGTGTACCGGTTTACGTCCGGCTGTTTTAACACGTCTTCTATGAGCAATTCCCCGGACTTGTACCACGTGGCGTAGGCCATCGTTACCGCCACCGCGTCGTCTTCCTGGTATTCCCTGCAAAACAGCTTTTCCGTGTCGCACTTAATTTCAACATCCAGGATAAGGCCGTGGCTGTACTGGTCGGTAAGCCGGTCGTTTAACATGCTGGTATTATTCAACTGCACGCCGGTAACGGTAATGTAATCGCTGAACGGCGCCACGCCTTTGTTGCAACTACTGCACTGTATGCCTGTATCCTTTGGCTGCACGGGCGTGCCTGGCTCTGTAATGTCGTACAGTAGGTAATATTCCACCATCTCACCGTTGTACACCAGCGGCATTTTAATGGGGTCGGTACCCGTCGGCACGATCGTGTAGGCATTGGCCGCCGTGTTCACTGTCCAGGTGCCTATTTCTTCACCCATAACGCTGTCCAGGAACACCCGGAACAGGCGCACGGTTACGGTTACGGCCTGGTTTAAAACGATCTGCATTTTATTGACCGTAATAAGCCCGTCCGTGTAGTCCCTGGGCCTTATCCACATGCCCTGGAAGGACCGGGAAACGCCCAGGCTTTGCGCGTAACTCATGCGGCCGATCTGCCCCGCAAAGTTGTTTTTGTCGCGCTTGTAGCGGTTATTCAGCGCCACAATAAGGTCGTTTGTTAGGGTTTTTATAGCGTTGTCCCTGGCTGCCAGGGCCATCTTCGCCATATTGCGGCAGGCGTCCATGTTGGTAAGCGCCTTTAAATGCACGCCGCCCGGCAGGTCGTCCATAAACAGCCCGGATTTTGAAGCCCGCAGCTTCGTAAGGTCGTCGCTGGATAACCCCCGTATAATGCACTCGCAGTCGCTTAGTGTTACGCCCACGATTTCGGTTAAACATTGCATCATGGTAGAAAAGTTTTTACGAATGTAACAAGAAAAAACCGGCCCATTTGCATGGTGCCGGTCGTGTTTCCGCTATTGTGGCAAAACTGAAAGCCTGGTATTACGCGCCTTTCGTGTAGGATAGCACACCGGTAGGGGTGTAGGTGTTTCCACCGATAACCACCGGGCAGCCTTCCGGGTTAAGGAAAATACCGCCGTTGGTTTCAACCCTCCAACTGTGAACAATGTGCGCCTTACCGCTTACGGTGGTACATTTCAGCGTGTAATAAACGTCGTATTTCACGCCGGGTATTACGCTGGAAGGAACCGTATAACGGGTTTGCTGAACACTGCCGCCGATAACCTGCGGGGTGTCAGGGTTGCGCGTTTTGGTTGTGAACGCTATTGCGCTGCTGGATACCGCGAACGTATCCTCCGTTAAACCGGCAGGGCCGAAGTTGAACGGGTCGAAATACATACGCAGTTGCGCAATACGGGCCGCGTCGCCCTTGCCGTCCAGGTTGCCCGCGTTAAGCTGGGCATTGGTGTAAGGCACCCACAAACCGCCGTTATCAATGTAGAACGCGTTCCCTAATTTGTTCATCATGGCGTCGTACATGATTTCCGGGATAAGGGATACGTTGTAATTGGCCGCCGGTACCGTGGTGGTGCCTGCTGCATACGTGAACGGTTCAGGGCTTACGTTGATGCCCGCAAAGGCTTTCAACTTAACCAGCACCTGCTGCGCCCACCATTCGTCCAGGACCTTAATAGCCTGGGCCAAACCGCGGGCCGCTACTTCCTCAACGCTGTAAGTGTTGGTACGCAGTTTTTCCGCGTCAACGGAAAAGCCGGTTTTCTTACAAAGGTCCAGCGTGTAGGTTTTACCTGCTGTTTCCAGTTCCGGCTCGGTAAGGTCGCAATTGCTTTCGCAATCTTCCACCGCTACCGCGCAGGGGTTGATGAAGTTTACAATAACCTGGTTTTCCTTTTCCGGGTTTTCCAGTTCCCGGAATGTGGCCGTGCTGTTTGCTTTAACAGCAACGGCAGCGGCGGCGTTGGCTTTGAAGTCCTGCGCCAGCCTGCTGTCGGTCCACATTTGCTCCGCTTTTAGCTTTATGCTTAAAAGCGCACTGGGTGAAAAGTCGCCTGCTGCCATTGGTAAAAAAATTAATGGGTTAGTAAAAAAATAAACTGGGTTAGTAAGCTATTTTAAGCGGGTGTACCGCCTTTACTTTCTTGCTCCCATACCTGTAGCACGGTGTTACGGTCTTCGGCTTTAATGTTGGTATCGTTGACAATCTTTACCACTTCGTCCCAGGTCTTCGGTTTGGTTATCCCGGCAGGATAAGCCGCGCCGCCTGTGCCACCACCGGATCCGCCGCCCTGTTCGTTGGGTTTTCCGTTTCCAGCGTTTCCGCCGCCGTTATTCGCTTTGAACTCGAAGTAACCGGCTGCGTTGTCCTTTACCAGCTTTTCAAAATCCAGGCTATGCCCGTGGCCGTCGTCCACTACTTTGCCATCCTTCATTACCACGATGCGGTTGCCGTTGTCCTGTAGATCGTATTCGTAGCCTTTTAGAACGTTAAGAAAAGCGTTTTGCAGGTTTGCCGCCACTGTGGCATTTGCAGGCAGTACCGGGTTCATTCCGCCCAGGATTTCCAGGGCCTTTTTGCTCACATTGCTGAACGTTTCAGCCTTTTTGTACTGGCTTTCGCGCTCGTTCAATTTGGTTTCCCATTCAGTCTGCACCTGTTTTAAAGCGGCTTTGTGTGCCTTTTCAGCGTTTTGGTAGGCGGGGTGTTTACGCACGTCGTCGTCGGTCAGTTCTTTGGGTTTTGCGCCCTTAGTCTTTTCGGCTACAATCGCCTCTACCAATTCCACGCCGGTGGCGTCGCTGTCAATTTCGTACTTTTCCTTAATGGTCGTTTCCAGTTCGGTAAGTACTTCCGCTTTCGCTTTCTTATAACCGTCTTGAAAGGTTTGCCCAGGTTTGGGCTTTGAAATTTCCGCTATCCGGGTTTTGTCCAGGCCGATAACCTGCGTTTCCCCGTCGGCGTCCGTAGTTGAATCAGATAGGAGTGATTCGATCTCCCCGTCTTGCATTTTGTAAGCCTTTGCAAGTAAGGCCCGAAGTAATTTTTTTGCGTCTGCCATACAAATGTAATTGAAGTTTTGAAATAAGAAAATGATTTTGCCGGGGGTTACTTCCCGGCCTTTTGTGTGGCGGCGGCTTTTTTTGCTTTCAGTGCCACCACTTCCGGCGGTTCTTTAACCTTCCTTACAAGCTGAAAAAC